GAGATTACTACGCGTCTCGTGGGCTCGGAGATGTGTATAAGAGACAGTTATAAAAATGATTTTACTGTTCTGTTATAAGTAGTAGTTAAGAGATAGTATGTCTTTTAAAGATCAGATACCATAGTCAAACAAACAAATTAAATACTTTATTAACAGAGTACAGAATAATATTTACTCTGGATATATTATTCAGAGGGTGGATTTCCGTACATGAAACCCACACCCCTTTTTATAAAAATAAAAATTTTCAAAATATCAGGAAATATCAGATTGTGCTTTTAGATAAACAGCAAGGTCTGTATGCCATTTTCCTAAAAGATTTTGTCCTTTCCAACAGTCCTTATTTTCCACATCACGATCCCACATTCCCATTTTGATACCATAAATAGAATCATAAGGGCTTGCCTCTACGAACTCCTTATCTGCGTAAGCGATAAGTTTATTTTTGAGATCTTCATTTTGTGTGTATTTAAGATACAAACCACGCTTGACAATCTTCTCCCGTAAAGAAGTCCAAGTAGCTTCATCGTAATCTTTAACTAATCTACCTAGTCGCTTATAATATGCCTGTTCTTTTTCTCCTGTATATCTTAGATCTCCGGTTAAAATAGAAGATGCAATGTTGTAATCATAAAACAAACATGCTTTTCTCCACATCATATATTGTTCCACACAAGTAAATTCAACAGAACTTGTAATAGAATTATTATACTTGGGAGCTAAAGGTTCAATAAAAGATGATAGATACCAGTTGCTAAATTCATCTTTTGCCGAGAAGAAGAACACATACTTATCAGTAATCCGCATTTACATCTCCTTACTGTATACTAATTTGCCACCATATTGTGTAATAATTTTTTGAAGATTTTCCAAATCAGAAACACTTACTGTTTCTGTATAACCATCTTTCAACTCTCTTGCCGTTAAAATACCAGTTTTTAATTTTTTCTTTATAGCTCTTTCAGCAGCCCTACATTGTTTCACTGTGCTAAAATCATATAAACAAATACGCTCCATAAAAAACAGATTACGGCTATTTTGACCGTTTAATCGTCTATCGCTATCTTTAGATATACCAAACTTAAGAGCAACTATAATATCATTATCTTTAACAATATTAATATATAATTGCTGTTGATTATGACCAGCACACTGTGGACAACCTTGACCGAGGCTTAATAAATTACGAGCACTCCCTATCTGCTCACCATGCACAAGACAAAGATATTTAAACTTACCTATAGAAGAGGGTTTGGTAATCCAATCTACCCAGACATACCCTTTCCCTTCTACTTCCTTTTTTACCCTATAGGTGATCTGGTCTTCTGTATACTGATAGTTCCCACAACGACACGGAATATACCCTTGTTTAAGGTTATGTCCTGCAGAGTAAAATTTACCATCACAAACACCTGCTTGAACATATTCATCATGGGAGCAAACAGGACACTCAACCATCCATACTGCATCACGCTTGTTACGTTTCCCTGTATTGGTGAAGATAGTGCCTTCCTTAAATTCCCCTGTAGAAAAGAAATCTGCAATATGTTGATCGTCGGACATTGTTTGTCTCTCCCTCTTACATTGTGGACAACCGCTACCACGTTTAAAATTGTTAATACTTGTAGTATCCCATTTATTACCACAATGACACAACAAATCAAGTTTTGTTTTATTCCCTTTCCATTCTCCCACGTACCCTAACACCTGATACCCCCTCTTCTGTGCTATCTCTTCCAAGATCGGCAATTCTGTTTCCCATGTTAACGGCTTCTTACCAGAACAGATAGGACAACCACGTCCCTTCTTAAAATCATTAATGTTCGTGGTGTTCCACTCTCCATGTTTAGGGCAAGATAGCTTAAGTTTAGTCTTGTTCCCTTTCCATTCACCAACATAACCCCGGATTTGAATATTGCGATTTTTAGCAAGGGGTGTTAATTCTTCTTTATATTGTTCCCATGATTTTGGTGCTGTCATCTATTACTCCTCTTATTAAATCTGGCATCAATACAAGAAAACCCGCCGGAGCGGGTTTTTATTTGCTGGCTTACTTAAAACACGCTTGCCAAAGTTGCACCATTGGTGATAGTTGGTTCCAGAACAATACGGAAAGAATCTTCTGGATCATCACTAAACACAACGATTTTACCGCCTGTAATAAGATCTGCTTTCATTTTTGTCGCATTCAATGGAATTCGAGCATCTCCTTCATCATCAAAAACCACGTAAGAGCTATTAGCAAGGGCTTCTTTAGAGTCTGCATCACTTGGAGATGACAAGTACACGTCTAGTGTGCACGAGCCACCTAAAAAGATTGCAGGTGTGAAGTTATGCCAACTAGATACCCAGCTAACTTTCTGAAGTTTCCCATTAATAACAACGCTGCTGATATCCCACTTATTACCACCACCCAAAGAAACGCCCATCATAGAGATGCATTCTTTAAAGGATAAATCAGGGTAGAAATTAAGTTCTTCTACTATACCTTGGATCACATCAAAGGACAACTCTAAACTTACATCCCAAAGCCTTTGGAAATTATCAAAGTGTGCTTTGTTATCCAGGTTTTTATCTAAATAGTCAATCATAGTTTCTAGTGAGATTTTATCATAATTAAAATTATAAAACACACGACTAGGACGATTTAGAAAGAATTCAGAGATAAAGCCACTGTTTTTAGTTAGAATAAACAGTTTATTACCACTGCCAGTACCATCTAACAAAGTGAGAAGTGCTTCTTGATCTTGTTTCTTCTCATATACTTTATCAAACTCGTCAAAAATAATCACTGCTTTGTCGGTGATCTTGCTAATAAGTTCAATGAAATTAGCATCGCTGTAGGCTTGAGTAACCATAATAGTTGGAATACCTTCTTCTACAAGGTCACGACTAATGAGTTTGGCTAACATAGTTTTACCACTGCCCTTAGTGCCTGTCAGGAGCAAACCTGTATTTTTACCTTGTGCACTCCGGCGATGGAATGTACGAATAACGTGATTTGCTCGTTTTTCTGTTTCACCATACAGAACATCCGGTACACCTGTTAGATTACCACGGCTTAAAAAGTAATTGCCAAGGGGATCACGACTAACAGTATAGAATCCAGGTGGAAGATAGTTAGATTCCACGCCCATATCTTTATTTACACTTACAATATCACCATAAATCGTGTATTTCATTTTAAACCCCTTTTATCTTTGTTGAGATGAACGAATTAAATCAGCAGCAAATTCAATCAGATACACTTTTGGTGCAATAATAATTTTTAGCCAATCGAAATTCGAAAAGAAAATAACAAATCCTAAAAAGAAAAAGAAAGCACAGACAACAAGACCAACAATAGGCAAAGCAGATACCTCACCATAGCGATCTCGTGACCACAGACATTCTTTATCTTTAATTGCTTTTATGAGGTTCCGCACAACAATAAAAGTAATAAACATAAAGCAAATACTAAAAAGTTGCCATAAACCTGCGGATACTGCTTTCCACATTAATAATTGATGAATTACTTCTGGAATTTGTTGTTTTCCAAACTCTACAACATCACTCATTGTTTGAATAGTGACGTTAACCATGTTCAGAAGTACATCAGTTGCTTTATCTGCGATTGCGTTTGTTTTACTCATTCTTTATTCCTCACTTACCTTTTAAGGAAACCAATCATAATGAAGAACCACATCCAGGCAGGAGAGATAATAAAGCCAAAGAAACCGCAAATAACCGCTTTCTTAATCTCTTCCAGACAACCCACCAGGAAAAGAACGAGTGAGACTACAATCCAGATAGCCATAAATACTGTAACAAAGAAACTCATACCTTTCTCCCATCTGTATTTTAAAATTCAACCACTACTTTGTCGAGGTGCTCTGCTTCAACTTGATCTAATGTTAACACCTCAACTAAACCCTTGTCAATACCTAATTTAATAACATCAACATATTGTCCAAACAGATCCTGGATAGATATCTTGTGTTCGACAACAACCACCACTTCATTCCCTTTTGTGAATTCTCTCCATACACGTCCACATTTGAAAATAAAGTCTGCTTCATCTGCTGTTATCATTTTAGGTTTGATACTTAACATTATAAAACTCCGTACTCTGGTTCAATATTATGCTTACGACAAATGGCATCCCAACGCTCATTACCAAAACTTCTTCCATGTAGTGCATCGTATGCGAAATGTTCTGCCAACCACATTACTACACCATCTGGTTCAGTGTCAAGCGGAATTCGAAACTCTCGATCATAACGCATACGGAGAACAAACTCATTACCGTCTTCCAGCAGGTGCATATGACTTTTAGCTCGTGATGCCAAATCGAAGAAAGGAGGTTCATCGTTCCAAACGTGACGCTCAACTTCAACACCATGATCAACTACCAAAGTGGCAATTACTTCTCTCATTTCTTTACTAAACATATTAAAGCCCTCCTAATTTAATAGTCCACTCAACACCTGTTGGGTAACTTCCACGGCAAATCTTACCATCAGAATGCCAATTGATACTATCAGGGAAGGTGTGGTTGGCTATTTTCTCATGCGGAAGCCAAGCTGTAGGCTTCTCTCCACCGTTGATCCACACAAACCCAGCATTTTCGAGAAGTTTAAGTGCAAACTCCATTTCCTCTGCATCGTGAACTGTCATCTTTTGACCTTTTTGAAACTGAATCATATCTTCCCCTTAATTAATTAGACCGATAACTTCTTTACACAAGTATACTAAGAACATATAAGTGATTTTACCAGATATGTTTAGCTCCACAAATTATGGAAATACTTAGCAAACAAAATACGACCTTCTAAACGCTCTTGCCGTTGTTTTTCATTAACTTCTTCAGGTGGAGTTGAATCCTTAAAAGAGGACTCCATTTTTTCAAGAATTTCTAACCAGTGTTCTGCTGCTCGTTCTTCCATATAAGGTAGATAGTCACCTTTAGCGTGTGGGTACATCCGACGAAGTAACCCGCTAGGAATTTTAACATTGTTTGTGGCTATCACTTTTGCACGATATGCAGAAAGTGCGTTGTAGATCAGTTTACTTAGTGTCACATCCAGATCAAGAAGATCACTCTCTTCAAATTGAATTTCATCGTGTACAATTTTCATATCACTCTCCTTTATAGTAAAACACGTTTTGCACTGCTTGGTGCATTGTCGAACATGTTTAGCACTTTGTCAAGTTTGTGTATTAATTCGTTTGTAATGTTCCACTCTTTGTATGATCTCCATTGTTTCTTATTCTCACCTACCTGGTGTAAAACTTTGATTGGTGCATTCAAACGTACATTGCGTTCTTTGTCCTCTTCAAAAGAGGCTAACCATTTTTCGTTATGCCCATGAACAGCAATAATAATGCCAAAACCATCGAAAGTTTCTGTAATATTCTTAGTTGCTAGTGTGATGTTCATATCTAACCTCTTTTGTTACGATACACACAGAGTACCAGAAACTAATTTCAAATCAAGTATTGACATACATTTTTATTTTGTTAAGATTAGCGCATACCAAATGAAAGGAGAAAAGCAAATGCAAAACATCGAACTAACTTCTATCGAAGCTAAAGAAGCAATGAAGGAAGATAGACGTGTTGAACACAGCCGTTTTTGCGGTGGTGAGTGGTTTGAGATGGAATTTAGAGCGGAAGTTTGGCAAGGAAGTGATGGGGCTGTAATCAAAAAAGGAAAGAAGAAATGATCTACAAAAATAAGTTCACTGGTTGTCTGCGTAAATTTATTGACAAAAAAGGGTATGTTTCTGTTGACAATGGTGTTACGTGGGTGCAAAATGGCACTTCAGAACAACTGATCAAGGCTTTACCTTACTATGAGGAGTTTACAAAATGACAGGATGGGTAAAAGTAGAAGATCCATACGATATCCCACTAGGTGAGTATGTGGTGGTAATGGAAGATGGTGAAAAAGGGTATTGTGAAGTGCATAAAAGTATGTCTGGTAAGATTATTGTGGTGAACCATCATTTTCACTTTGATTACCCTCCTATTGTGGCATATATGCCTTTACCTAAATATGAAGGGGATTAAATGTTATTCTTTAAACTTAATATTGCTTTCTGTTTGTTTGCAAACATTGCATTCTGGGTATTAGGTAGTGTAAAATTAGGCTACTTCTTTATTGTACTACAAGCTATTTGTTTAGCTGGTCAAATAATCACTAAGGGGCGAGTATGACACAACAAATTCAAGACAAATTTAATGAACTCTATCCAGCAAGCGAAAGCGGCACTCATAACGTGCGTAAATCGCTCTATAACGTCTTTAAAGCAGGATGGGAGGCTTGCCTTCAGGCTCAAGAAAAACCAGTGTCAGGGACGCGTAACGGCTTTTATATCCCGATTGTTGAAAGTGAGGAAGGATGGGGTAGCAAACATGATGGTTATATGGTAGGATTCACCATAGAAGATCTTGAAGAACGCCGTAAAGTCTTTGAGGCAGCTAATACAGAAAAGTATGGCTACTATTATGAACGACCTATTCGTTACACTCCTGTTGTGCTTAGTCCTAAAGCTGTTGAAACAATGTCTGCAACAGAAAAAGAAAGGACTCGCCATTGTGTATGGTTTGATGATATTGACGATTTTCGATTTGGAGAATAATTTATGAAAAATAAACACCCTTACTATCAACTATTGCATGTACTGCGCCGATTGCGCAATAAGCAGATTGAAGATTTCCGTCACTTCAAGCGTGATCGTGTGAATCGTCAATGGATGGATCATCGTTTCTTCTCTTTAACTGTACGTAAGTTCCGTGAAGAGATTAAGAAGACAGACCAGGTAATTGCAGGTGCTAAACGTGCAATCTCTATGTCAAAAATCACAGGTGTAAATCATATGTACGACTTCAAAACAGATTCTGTTGTACCTATGTAAAAGTATTTTGTAAAGTTTTGTGGAGAGTATTGACTTTTTCAGAAAAACATGCTACCCTAAACCTGAAAGGTGACGAGCGAAGCGAGTTAGTATTCTCTATAGATATTGTTCCTGTCACTCATGGAGGGGCAGGAACAGAGTATATTACTGTATAGGAGAATACTATGGATGTTACTACACTAAGGTTTATACTTCTCTTCTTACTTATAGTTATAGGTTTAATTGTTATACCATATCTATATGTCTACATGTTATCTCGTAAGTATGGTTATGATCGTATACCATTTTACTATTTAATACCTGTCTTAGTTATCTATCTATTTCTCTTTTGTAGATATTGTCCTGAACTAGTTCCTGAACACTGGAAGTTAGAACCTGTTGAAGTTTACCATTGTGAATGGAAGACAGAATACAGATCTAACAGTAATTAGTTATTGACTCTATCTACTAAATAATCTAGACTCTATGTAAAGTTTACTAAGGAGATTATTATGCAAAACATTTCTATCACTAAAACAAAAAGATCTGTACCTAAACTTACTCACTCTACCTACCCTGTTATCATCCGTAAAGGAAAAGAATGGATTAAAGATGATCATGGTGGTTATGTAGAAGTGTCAAAGCTGAAAGAAGCAGAGGTTAACTTTGTACGTTAAGGAGTAGATTATGACCGAAGAATTTAAGCAATGGTTTGATAAAACCTTCCCACCACATATGTGGCCTAACGAAGAAGAACGTCAAGAAGTGATGATCTACACTTGGCTTGCCTGGCGGGATGGTATCCGTAGCAAAGAAGCACAGGAAGAGGAACCTATTGCCTACATCTTTAAACATCCAGCAGGTAAGTTGTTTTGGGCTTTAACAGATGAAAGTAATAAAGATCAACACGATGTTATTCCTGTGTATACCAAGAGCAATGTAAAGGATCAATCAGATGACAAGGTATAGCATATGGGGTAGAATGGGCGAAGACCATGATTACTATTGCTTGAAAAGTAATGTTGAACAGGCAGATGTTGATAAAATTATAAAGCACTACCTAAAAACATGGCGTGAAGTGGAGTTTAGAGAGTTCGCTATCCTCCATAGTCAAGAAGGAGAAAAGGAGATAGACATGAGTACACTAACTAAAGCAGTACAAACACACAAAGAATATGAGGAAGCAGTTAAAGATGAAGTAAACCCTACTTCACTGACGTTCGAAAACCTTACTCCTTTGTTTTGGTCATACGATGGTAATGAAATTCTTACACATGATACACCAGAGGCTGTTAAAAATTGGGAAGGCTGTTGTAATTCCTATGAGGTACGGTATATTGTAGAAGAAGATGATACGTACATTATGTTCCGCATAGATAACGGTTGTGGTGATCAATGGGATATTGTTCTTTCTAAACATTTGCAATTGGGTGGTTAAAATGCTAAAGTACCTGATGATTACTTGGTTATTTTTACTTTCATTTGCTGGACATGCAACAGAAGGTTTTAAACTTGGTGCTGACGGTACTAAATTCTTTACATATTGGGGGTGGGAAAGCCTTATACCAAGAAGAAAAGAATAGCATAGAGTGTACGGTTAGTAAGAAGATTAAATCAGTAGATCAATATGGGGATGCCTATACTGGTGTAGGTTTTAACTGTGGAAAAGATTTATTTCTATTTGTTAAGAAGTATTTGGATGTTAACCTTGTATTGCTTATTGTTGTAGATCCTGCTAAGTTTGAAGATCGTAAAGCATATCGTGCAGATATGTTCCTAGAATATGATGATAAGGAGAAATAAATGCTTGATGTAACTATTAATGGTGTTAAATATATTCCTTATGTAGAGAAAAGCAATCCTGATGCCTTGGATGTTATGTTTGAGGATTCAGATCTTGGTACTGTCACTGTACGGGAATATTTCCGACAACTACTCTCTACGTTATGGAGAGAAGAAGAGTGTTTTAATGGTAAACGTCCATTTGGTAACTCATGCTGGCAATTTGATATGATCCGCGCCTTAATTGAGGCAGGGTATATTGAAGGTACAGTTGTGTACGATGAAGATGGATATCCAGAAGAGACTGACTACGACAGTAAAGAAGCTAATAAATTTATACAGGGCTTGATTGCACAGATGTGTTTGGGTTAATATGAAAGTATTAAATTTTTACCACTTAGGTAAAGTAATACCTGAAGGTGCAGTGTACATTGGCAGAGCTATGCCTCATATGGGGTTAAAAGCCTCAAAGTTTGCAAATCCTTTTAAGTTAAAGGATGATGAACCACGAGGATCAACTATACAAAGATATAAAGAGTGGTTGTGGGAACAAATTCGTTGTGGTAAAATCACTCTTGAGGATTTGTTAGAATTAGAAGGGAAAGACTTAGTTTGCTTCTGCTCACCTCAACCTTGTCATGGTGATGTGTTAGTAGCAGCGGTTGCTTGGGCTAGAACAGAGTGGGATAAAAGGCATCCTACTTACACAGATGATTATTGGATTTGGGAGGATATTTATGAAGACTACACAAGAAATTAACGTATTTGATCTGTCAGGTTTAGATATGGAAAAAGCAACCCTGTATCATCACGATAAAGATAACATTACGTACATCTACATCGGAGCAGATAAATATAACATTCCTGAAAACTCCCTAGCGGTAATGAAGGAAGGGGATATGCCTTTGCAAGAGAAGATGATTGGTTTTTCCTTTCGTCAAGATGTTAAGATGGATGGTGTTATTGCTGTCTTCCAGGTGGACGAGTTTTATATGGTTACTTTTGTCACACCAAATTTCACCAATATCAATGGGGAAGAGGCAGCAAACGATGTTATTGTTCTAACGTTGGGTAATGCCTTAAAAGATTTAGAAAACGTTTAACAAACCAATAAGGAAAATATAATGTTTTTTGATGCTCAATCTCCGCTTGTTGACTCTGTAAGCAGGGCGGTAATATATCCAGACTTTGATGAAAGAGAAATATGGCTTAAGGAACACCACTATGATCCAGAAAATGTCAACTGGTGCAATCTGGATGTTGGTAAGTATCCGCGAGATAAGGGCATCTTGAAATATTATGCTTGCTATACGGTGGATAACATCTATGAATACTACGTGTTTCGTAGTTTGATTATCCATCTAAATAAATTGGGTGCTCTGACAGGGGATTCTCAATTCACTCTAGGCCACTATAAACCATTTAAGAAAGGTGGAGAGCACTTTCCAAGCAATTGGATTATACAAACATTAAAAGATAATTCTCGTGCTAGTGATGTTATCCCAGACAAAAAAGAAAAGTGGACATGGCATGAGCAAATGGAGTATATTATACAACATATGCCACAACGTGTATTGTATGAGGAAAAGTTTGTCAACCGTTGTGCCGAGTTAATACAGATTGTTAAAGGGTTTTACTAGGGGGAAATATGTCTAAACGTTTTGGTCGTAATCAAAAAAGAAAGTTAAGTGCTCAACTAGCAGCTTTGCAAAAAGAGGTTAACACTTTACAAAAAAGTGTTTGTGAACTTAAGGAACAAAACCAACTTGAAAAAGAGTGTATCCAGCTTACACAGGAAGTTATTGGTGAGTATTTTCCTTCACTAGTTCCTAAGAAGGTGGCTCTTAGGGAAAATCTACCTTTTACCTTGTCCTTAATGCAAGCAAATGATAGATTCCAAACTGAAACTGATGATTTGATGTTTGCAATGCATCAATTACATGGTTTAGAATATACAGCACAAGTGGATAAACTTCGTAACATGTTATATGTGCGGGTAGAAACACCTAAAGGTGAGACAGTAGCTTTTAATTATAATTTCCAACAGCTACCTGATCATATTATTGAACAAATTTTAAAACGAGATTTTGTTCCTATGCTTGTTAAACAAATTAAGAGAGGTTGAAATGGCTAAGAAAGAGTTGAGCTTCACTCCAACAGAAGAGCAAACAGCTATTAAGGAGGCTTTTCCAGACCATCGCTTTTTAACTATCCAAGCTAAATCTGGATCAGGCAAAACGTCAACACTTTATTTGCTGGCTAACAGTACAGAAGATCGTATTCTTTACTTAGCTTTCAATAAAAGCATGGCAGAAGAAGCACGACGTAAGATGCCACTAAATGTAGAATGCCGTACATTGCATTCTATTTGCTATCAATTCCTGGATCATCGTTTACGTGCAAAACTGTCACGACCAGAAGGACAGTATGTTAACGTTGCAGGTACAGGTAGCGAGATAGCAAAGAAATTTAAGATTAATAATCTTATTGATAAACGAGGGAAAACACTGTTAACTCGTGCTATGATTGGTTTAATGATCAAACAAACCGTAGGTAAGTTTGAATTTTCGGATGATCCTTTTATCAGCCGTAAACATTTTCCTAGTGTACATCTTGCAGATATTAAAAGAAAAGGTATTAACGAACATAAACTAATTACAGAAGTGGTTAAGTATGCAAAACAATTGTGGCGAGAGCGCATCGATCCTAACACAGATACTTTGATGACGCATGACACCTATGTAAAATTGTTTGAATTATCAGGTGCTGATCTTGGTTATGACATTATTTTTGGTGATGAATTCCAGGATGTTAACCCTGCATTCTTGTCTATTCTGCGAAATGCTAAATCTGCAAAACAAGTAGTAGTGGTGGGTGACGAATATCAGAGCATCTACCAGTTCCGTGGAAGCCAAAATATGATGAAGGAAACCTCTACATATGGGGCAGAGCTTCCATTAACTGCTTGCTTCCGTTTTGGCCCCAAAGTGGCAAACATTGCCAATATGATTTTAAGCGATAAAGAACCTTTGCGTCATCCTTTGGTTGGTAAAGGCTTTGATACTGTAGTAGGTAGCTACAAATCAGATGTTGTAGACTATACAAAACCTTACACTATCATCTTTCGCAAGAATTTAACCTTGCTTATGGAGGCAATGGATCGTATTGCAGATGGGGAAGAAATTATTATTAACGTAGATACCAGGGATTTTATCTCTATGGTAGATAGTGTTAATGCTCTTCGTAGAGGAGATATTGAGAAAGTAAAACATGAAACTGTATTACCTTACGCAGACTGGGATGAATTTGTTGAGTGTGCAGAGGCTGATCCAGATGCTAAACGCTTGTTAAACATCGTAGTTTCTGGTAAGGCAAACACTATAGCACATACACTTAGAACGCATAGAAATTCTCCTACAGCAAAAGTCACACTGACTACAGCACACAAGTCTAAAGGTTTGGAGTGGGATCAGGTTATTGTTGCTAATGATTTTCCTTCCAACTATGATAAAAAGACTGGTGAATGGGTAGGACTGGAAGAGGCAGAGCGAAACCTACTGTATGTAGCGCATACCCGTTGTGTTAAATGCTTACAATGGAATACAACCGTACAGGAGATTATAGATATCAACCGTGTTGCAACAGAGAAAGTACCCACAAGCACCACTTTACCGATCAATGGTATTAAACTTGGTGTATTTGGCGCTGGCACATCTCGAAAAACTGTAGAAAAATTTGTTGCAGATTCTTTTGATGGTAACTATAATCATGCACAAGCATATGAGAGTTGGCTAGAGGAAGGTGAAGGTGATTTCTTAGGTGAAATAAATCTTTTACCAGAGATAAATAAACTGGTAAACTAAGGGGGTTAAAGTGGCAGGGTATCATTTGAAGGAGATTAGCAAAGAGGAATATGGTTCTGTTGCTAAGATTCAAGAAGAGCTTTATGAACTTCAAGATGCTATTGATCAAGATTGCAAGCTGATGCAACTTATTGAGTTATCAGATATTGTAGGCGCTGTTGAAGGTGTTCTTGAACAGCATTTTCCTGATATGACGCTTCAAGACTTGATCACTATGTCAAACATTACTAAACGTGCATTCCGCAATGGAGGTCGATCATGAATGTTGCAGTAATAGCTCAAGCTATTGATTACTATGGTCGATTTGCACAAATGTTAGAAGTTCCATATCTCGTGGATGCTGATATACTGGCGTACACACTACCAGAAAATAAAGAGGATCGCCCATTAGGGCATCCTAACGGTAAATACTATGTAGCTAGTGCAGAACAATCTTTCCTGCAAATGGAGAAGGATGGTTTTGAATTTGCAGCAGGTAATCCGTATATGGCACTAACGCCATGTTACCGTACAGAAGAAAATTTAGATGATACCCATTTTAATATTTTCTTGAAATTGGAGTTGATTGAGTTCTACCCTGATGCTACAATTGAAGAGTATGCTAACGCTATGCGCTGTTTCTTCTCTACTTATTATGGAGTTAAAACATATTTAGTACCCACTAATATTGGGGTTGACGTAGAGGATGAATATGGTTTAGAATTAGGTTCATTCGGTATGAGGGAGTCTCCAAGAGGTCATCCTTATATCTATGCAACAGGTATTGCAGAGCCTAGGGCTTCACTGGCAATAAACCGTGTTGTAAATAATATTCAAAGCATTAGCAAATAAGAGGAGAATAGAATGTCTATTGTGACACAAATGAAAGCAGATCGTATCTTAGCACGTACAACCGATAAGGGTGCTTTTGCTTTGCTAACTAATATTATTGGTGAGTTTGACCTTGCTCGTACTCAAAAGGCAAATCTGAATAAATCAGAAGACGATATTATGATTAACATTGTTAAGATTGGTATTGCACACGCTAAAGAGGAACTAGACTCACTTAAGAAAGTTAATGCCTCCATTAGCAAATGTGAGCGAGCTATGCGTGATATCACCACTCTGGAAAAATATTTGCCAGAAATGCTATCTGAAGATGATCTTCGAGCTATTGCTGAAGAATTTGCCTTGACAGGCAAGAAAATGCCAGATATGATGAAACACCTTAAAGCAGAGTATCCGAATCAATATGATGGAAAACTTGCTTCTACCATTGCAAAAGAAATTTTAAACTAATTTAGAAGGAGAACATAATGATTGCATTTTACGCTAATAAACTGGAAGTTAAAAAAGCAGCAGAAGAGATGGGTATCCTGCATATTCTTAACGAAGCAATTCACAAGAGTTTTGGTTACACAACTGAAGCAGAAATCAATGATCTGATTCACAGTGTTAATGATTTGTTCTTCTACCCTAACTTTCTACAGCAGTTAGATGGTTGTGGATTTGAATATATGGAGCTTCATCCTGAATATACATTTATGGAAGTAACACCTGAAGGTTTTCTGGAGATTATTCGTACTGAATATCTTGCTAAAGAGGATAAAGAAAAAGATATGGCTGAAAAAGTACAACTGACTGTGCATAATACGTGTTTCCTGGATACTGAGGCCACGGAAGAAAATATTAATTATCTGCTTTCCGTTTGTAATCCTCGTTGTCCACAACCACATTGGAAAAATGCAGATCATTATCTAATGTATTCAACTGAAGAAAACATTACTTTCTTCGATGAAAACAGTGGTATTAATGGTGCACATAAGAATTCTCCATATAGGAAAGATCGGTTTGTAGTTGATGTAAAAACATTTACTAAACTGTTTGAGGAGTATTATTCAAAAAATGAAAGTAAGACTGAATCTTCACCAAAACCACGTTTTCGCCGACCGCGTAAACCTGTGCCTACTCGTTCTGTAAGTTATGTTCGTATCATTTACACTACACAGCAGGTATATACTCTTAAGAACGTAAGTGCTCTTACTGTACAAGAAGATGCAATTAATATTGTGCGCAATAATGTTATTACAGAGGGTATTGAGGAAAAGATTATGTCTGTTATCGATCCTAAACTTGTTATGGCAATCATTATTAATGAACCAAAAGGTGTAACAACATTGTTCCGAAATATTCACGGTACTTGGGAAACTCAAGTTGACGGTTTGACTTCTGACGGTTGTACACGTATTACCAAAAACCTTGACTAAGATCAAGGACAATCTTACGAAAAAGATTTAAAATAAAGATCCACCCTAAAGCCAGCTTAATGCTGGCTTTTATTTTCCACGGAGGATTAATGACCCAAAAACTATATGAGGATGTAATCGGATTCCTCGAACAAACATCCGAAGAATTTACTCGTGAAAATGCAAACAAACCTGCAATGATTGTTAATACTCACCGAGACTTACTAGCAGGTATCCTAAGCAAGCACATGGCAATGACCCATATTTTACCGGAAGATCTGGCAGAATGGCATAAGAGTGGGTATGGTCACATTCACGATTTAGATTATTTACTCTCACCTCTAACTAATTGTTGCCTGGTAAATTACCAAGATATGCTTGAGAACGGTTTCCGTATTGGTAATGCGCATATTGAAAAACCAAAATCTATTGGCGTAGCAACTACTGTCCTAACTCAAATTATTCAAGCAGTAGCTTCTAGCCAATATGGTGGACAAACTTGTGCACATGTTGATACTGGGCTTAGTCAATACGTTAAAGCAAGTTTTAATAAAATATATGCCGATGTTGGCGATTATGATATTGCTATGCGTATGGTAGATAAACAGGTCTATGATGCAATGCAAACTTTAATCTACCAGGTGAACACTCTAATGAGTGTAAATGGTCAGTCACCTTTTATAACAATTAGTTTAGGTTTGGATACCTCTGCTTTTGGTAGAATGATCACTAAAAACTACCTAATGGTGCACAAACAAGGATTGGGAAAAGATAGGGTAACTCCTGTGTTTCCTAAAGTTATCTTCTTCTTGGAAGATGGTGTTAACATGAAAGCTGGCGATCCAAATTATGATTTGAAGCAACTGGCAATGGAGTGTTGTGCTGAACGCATTTATCCTGATTTTATCTCTGTACCTTTAAACAAAGAAGTTACAGGATCTTCAGATGGTCGCGTTACAAGCATGGGTTGCCGTAGCTTCTTGTCATACTATGCAACAGAGCAAGGTGAAAAATATGATGGTCGTTTCAACTTAGGCGTAGTTTCTTTAAACTTACCTATCATTGCAGCAGAGTCCCGTGAAAAGGGCATCTTATTTACTGAACTGTTGGAACAACATATGGAGATGGCGTATAAGGCACATATGCTACGTGTTAACCGTATTAGACATACCAAAGCATCTCAAAACCCTACATTGTTTATGGAAGGGGCTTTAGCTCGACTAGAAGCTAATGAAGAGATTGGTAAACTATTCGAAGGTGGTTATGCCTCTATTAGTATCGGTTATGTAGGTTTAGCAGAAGCTATGGAGATTTTATACCCAGGTAACACCAATCCAAAAGCAATGGGTAAAAACATCCTTCAATATATGAAGGATATCTGTGGCACATTTAAAGAACGTTCTGGTTTAGCTTTTAGTTTGTATGGAACACCAGCAGAATCCTTGTGCTATAAATTTGCCAAAGCATTAAATGATCGCTATCCTGGTTCTATTGATCGTGACTACTTGACAAACTCTTTCCATCAACCTGTATGGATGCACACTACCCCGTTCCAAAAGTGGGATTATGAGGAAGGTTTTGCACAAATCAGTAATGGTGGGAACATAGGTTATGTAGAAACACCAAACCTTAAAAATAACTTGCAAGCACTGGAAACTCTTGTAGATTATGCCTACAACAAAATTCCTTATTTTGGCGTGAACCAACCTGTAGATCAGTGTTTCAAATGTGGTTTTCATGGTGAATTTAAGGCAACAGCTAAAGGCTTCGAGTGTCCAAGTTGTGGCAATCATGAGGAAGAATCTATATCTGTAATCAGAAGAGTGTCAGGATATCTTTCTGCCCCTAACTCTCGCCCTTATAATAAAGGTAAAATGCAAGAGGTATTAGAAAGGGAGAAACATTTTTGAATTACGCCGGATATGAACCTGTTGACATGCTCAACGGTGACGGTGTAAGATGCTCTTTGTGGGTGAGCGGTTGTAGCCACGGTTGCCGTGGCTGCTTTAACCAGAAAACCTGGTCGTATAACTACGGACAAGAGTTCACTACTGAAACATTAGATCTTATCTTGAAAGATTTATCTCGACCTTTCATTAAAGGATTAACAGTTTTAGGTGGTGAACCTCTTGACAAAGAGAACATTGACACTGTAGCGTATGTTCTTGAGAAGGTAAGAGATTGTTTTGGAAACAAAAAAGATATTGTCTTATACACAGGATATCTTTTTGAAGAAATTCCAGAGAAAATTAAAAAACTGGTTGACATAGTGATAGATGGTAAGTATGATATGAATCAACCAACAACGAAACGTTATAGAGGCTCAGATAATCAACGAATGTGGGTTAAGAAAGACAACATTTGGGAATCTGACTAAATTAAATAGAGGAGAAAACTATGTTTACAGTATTCGGCAATCAAATCTTCCTGCGTCAGAAATCTGGTACAGATATTGAAGAAATTCCAGCAGGAACTTTTGGTGTAGGTGTTACTCAAAGTGGTGAGTTCTTCCTGTATCCTAAAAACGATATGGAAGTGCCTTCAGTAACATACGGTGATACTGATGATAAATCAGAACGTATTATCAAAACGTTCCTTAGCCGCAAAGGTAAAAACACAGGTGTTCTCCTTGAGGGTACGAAAGGTAGCGGTAAAACTTTGCAAGCTAAAATGCTGTCTTCTGCTCTTCGTGAAATGGGTATTCCTACTATTTCTATCGGCAGTGCTTTTAATGGCGAAGGTTTTATCAATTTTATGTCTAAAATCACACAACCTGTGATGATTATGATCGATGAATTTGATAAACTGTATGCTGAAAAAGATGCACAAGATGGTTTGCTTACCCTGTTGGATGGTGTTGGTGGCTACGACAAACTGTTTGTATTGACTAAAAATGATGGTTATGTATCAGAATTTTTGCGTAATCGTCCTAGCCGTATTTTCTACAGTTTTAGCTATAAGAAACTACCTAAAGCTACTATGGATGATTATCTGGCTAAAAATCTGGAGAACAAAGCCTTCTTACCAGATTTTGAAACGCTTTATAATCTCTCCGTGGATTTGAACTTTGATATTGTTCAGTCATTAGTAGAAGAACTTAACCGTTACCCTAATGACAAATTCTCTGATGCACTTGCATTGATGGGTATCAGTATTACTGAACACCGCTATGCTGCAAAAGAGGTTAAACTTCTGAAAGTTAACGGTGTAGATCGTACAGGAGATGTTTCGTCAGATACCGATATTGACGGTATGACAGCACAAGGTTTGTTTAGCGGTAATCGTTATGTTGTAGCTGTAGACCATAAACTAGGTGAAGAGCATCTTCCTGAAATGGAAGGGATTGTTACCGTAGAAGATAAAGATGAAGAAGGTGACTACTACTGGGGTGTAGACCGTATCTTGCTAACGTATGATGAAAAACACATTCGTACAATGGGTGGTGACGGTTATCACTTTATGTTCACCGATGATAAAGGTAACAACATTGAAGTTGTTATTAAAAACAAAGAACGTAAAAACTACACAGAGTATGTGTTTGGTGGTCGTTCTTACTAAGTGATAAAAGGAGGCGAAAGCCTCCTTTATTTATATGGAGGGTATTATGGATCATTATTTTGTTTTTAAAGATAAAGTTGATACCGCAGGTGGTCACGTTGCTAAAAATGATCGTGACATTAAAGAAGTATTAGGAGATCTGATTAACATTTTAGAACAAAAAGAGTTGCTTTTAGATAAGGATATTGCTAGACTTCTGGGTGTGGGGATAAGTGACATACAAAGATTACCATTCTAAAGGGGAAGAAAATGCTTACAGATGATGAATATAAAGCTATCCAGGAAAAACTAACGGAGCTTGAAATTCTTGCTGTCAATATTAAAGATCAATCACATGCTGGAAAGTTACTACAGCAAGAGATCAATAAAATTAAGCAGATGATATTCTTTTGGACGGAGGATTAAAAATGACTGTTAAGCATATTTCTTTTGATGTATGGAATACTCTTATTACTGCTAATCCTTTGTATGCAGAAGAACGCAACAAGGTTATTGCCGAGTATGCCTCTTGTTCTGAGGTAGAAGCAGCTACCGTATATAAAGAGGTAAAAACTCTCCTGGATTTAAAAGCAGAAAAAGGTATTTGTGGAACGTCTAGGCATGCTTGGGAAACACTTTCTGCTCATTTGAACATTGATCTTGATAAAGTGGATGGGTTAAAAAGAGACTGTTTAGCAATGTTTATAAAACATCCTCCAACATTAAACCCTGAACTTTGCAAGAAGTTGGAAGAGCTAAGTTCAACCTATTCTTTGAGTATTAAAAGCAATACTAATTTTGTACCTGGTAGTTTTTTAGCTGTATATTCTGGCTTGACAAAATTACCATTCGACTTTATGCATTTTTCTGACGAGTTTTGCTTGTGTAAACCAGATCCTAGGTTTTTTAAACTCTCTTTTGATGAAATGGTAACGTTTGATCTCGCACCAGAGGAGATCTTACACGTTGGAGATAGTTTGATCTATGATGGAAAAGCTGTTGACATAGGGATGAAGTTCTGTCATATTATTAATCCAGAAGACTTGTTGGCTAAACTTAAAAAAGAGGAACTTATTAATGCGTAATCAAATTCAACATTTTGCTAATACTTTTACTAACCTGAAGGAAGCAAAATTTAACATTGCAGATTATTCCAAGCTAAAGTTTGGTAGTAACCAGGCAGCAAAAAGAATGGGGCGCATTCTGGCTGAAAGTTTCTTTTCCAAGTATGAAGAACGACTGGTAAATGAAAGTTTTGTTGTTATTCCATCTCCATATAACTATGTGAAAAATGCAGCTACAGTGTTATCTGAACATTTTGTAGATCACCTCAACTACCTAATCTCTATCAAAGGAGGTAAAGCAGTGGAGTGGGATATCGTTCATCGTAAAGTGAGCTATATCAATGATTATGGATTTCTTAGCAAAGAAGATCGTAAGGCTTTGATCGATGGTGACACTTTCTCTATCAATCGTGATTTCTGGGGTAATAAAACTCTGATTTTCATTGATGATGTTAATATTACAGGTACACACGAAGAAAAACTTATTGAAATTTTAGACAAAGAAGGTGTTGAAAACGATACGTTTTTCCTGTACTTTGCAAAGTATGAAGGTACAGAAGCCAATACCGAAGCTGCACTTAACTTCAACTATATCAATAACCTGGCAGCTTTTATTAAAATGATTAAGCAAGAAACTGATGCTAAATGTTTGGTTCGTCCTATTAAGTATCTAATGAGTCAAAGCGAAGTTGATTTTAAAATTGCACTTTCACAGCTTCCTTTGTATTATGTAGAACAACTGTTCTTTGGTTGCCTTGCAGAAGGCTACAATAACATTGAAAAATATAAAGAGAACTTTGATTTCCTACGTCAATTTTTTGAAAGCAACATTATCAACAAATCTAATGTTAAAGGGGATTATTATGTCTAATAAAGTAATGACTTTCGGAGATCCTATCACCAATATTACAGAAAAAGATTTTGGGCGTGTAGCAACAGATAAAGATGGTGTCTTAAGAATTCGTGTACAAGGTATTACAGCACAGGATGAATATGCTGTGTATGTTTCAGGTCTTAACTATATTGATGATCGCATTACACAAAACTTTGCACTGATCGGTGGTGTAGAGAAAATGTATTGGGAAGATGAAATTGTAACAAGTTATCCGGCAGGTATCATTGAGGTATACGGTGATCTTTTAGCAGCAGCCGAGAGAGGCGATATAGACGCTATAGCACACTGCTGTAACTGTTTTTGCACTATGGGTAGTGGTATTGCACCAAAAATTAAAAGCAAGTGGCCTGGTGCGTTTAAAGCAGATTGTGCCACTAAATGTGGTGATTATAAAAAATTAGGTACGTTTACCAAATATATAGAAAACAATTTGACAATTTATAATTTATATGGACAATATGGTTATAGTCGTCGTGAGGAAGGTAAGCGTGACCTGAATTATGAAGCTATCTACAATGCGTTAGATAGTATGGGAGACGATGTTGTATCTTCAGGCGGTAAAATTGTAGGTTTACCAATGCTTGGTTGTGGTTTGGCTGGAGGTTCTTGGAGTATTGTAAAACTTATGATCGAAGAAACTCTAGTAAACAAAGGTTTAAATGTAATTGTTTACAAACTGAAATAAGGAGAAAGTATGGCAGGTGTTTTAGCAGTATTAGGTTGTTTTATTGTTGTGTTTTTGATTGTGTTAATCCCTAGTTGGCTACTGCTTTTAGCATACAACTATATGATTGACATTATCGGCTTAGACTGGCATCATGTTCCTGTAACGTTTTGGAGTGTAGTCTGTGTGACGTTCATTCTTGCGGTACTTCGTGGTATCTTTCAATCTAACAAATAAGAGAGGATTTTTATATGCGTAAAGTAAATGTTGAAGTGCTTGAAAAATTTAGAAACACTCGTGATTGTACTATCGGCAAGGTTTACGAGGCTATTCTCCTTGAAGATGGAGATCAAGTTCCTGCCCCGTATCACGCCTTTAATGGTCAGATTAGCAAAGTGGAAGGTGGTCTTGCTATTTGCTTTATTGATGACGTAGGTGATGCTGTAGCTTTCCCTATCATTAACAAAGAAGATAAACTTAAAATTACAGAACTGAACTAGTTGACTTTCTTTAAAAACAGTTTATAGTATAAGACATAGAGCGGAGGATTGTCCTCCGCATTAAAGAGGAGAAAAGAATGCAACTGGGTTTCCCAATTATTGATGTGGTTGTTTTAGTGGGTATTTTAGTGTTGTCGATTTGTATTGATTTCTTTGGACACAAAGAAAACAAAGAAATTTCATTTAAATCTGCAATTGGCTGGTCAATTTTCTGGATTGGGGTATCATTAGCCTACTATGGTTTTGTATACTTCCAACACGGTGCTGATTTTGCGAGCTTGTTCTTGAGTGGGTATGTGTTGGAGAAATCTCTTTCTGTAGATAACTTAGTAGTCTTTGTGGCAGTATTCGCAAGTTTTGGTATTAAAAGCACACACTTGCAGCACAAGATTCTACTTTGGGGTATTGCAGGTGCGATTGTCTTCCGAGGTGTGTTTGTAGCAGTAGGTACTTACTTGTTGAGTTTGGGCTGGTACGTTAATATCTTCTTCGGTGCTGTCATCCTTTTCTGTGCGGCTAAAATGGTATTCGCTGGGGATAATGATGCAGAAGTTGATTACTCTAAACACTGGGCTACTCGCATTGTTCGTAAGCTGTTCCCTGTATCTGATCAGATGGATGGTGAGAAGTTCTTCACAATCAAAAATGGTGTTCGTGTAGCAACTCCGGCTCTGGTTTGTGTGTTTGTAATGGAAATGGTTGACGTAATCTTTGCAGTAGACTCTGTTCCAGCAGTAATTGCAGTGACACAAGAACCTCTGCTGGTGTTCTCTTCGATGCTCTGTGCAATCTTAGGTTTACGTGCTCTGTTCTTTGTTCTTAGTGTTGCACTGAAGTATTTGGTTCATCTGGAGAAAGCAGTTATCGTAGTCCTGGTATTTGTGGGTGTAAAACTGATGTATCATCCGTTTGCAGAAACTCTGCACGCAAAAGTGAGTTTCCTGCCAGCACACATTGATCCGACGATCAGTATGTATATTGTGTTAGGTACTCTTGGGCTGGGTGTTATTGCAAGTTTAATCTTCCCTGAAAAAGAAGACCAGACTGTTGCTTAATTCATTAAGCCCCTTCGGGGGCTTTGTTGAGGTGATCTGATGGTGGTTTTACGTGTTCTTTGGATTCTGTTTGAAAATATTTGTTTTGCTCTAGGGTTGTTTTGTTTGATTTTTATCTTGACAACATATATTGATAACCATACAATTACTATCAACAGGAACGGAGAACAGATGTATTGTTTCTCTAGGGATTTTAAAAATTGTGTTGAGACTTTAAATGAGAGGGTTACAAATGAAAAACATTAAATCTTTTATTGTTGCAGTTGTATTAGGTAGTGCATTGCTGGTAGGTTGTGATGATTCTGAAAATGTACAAAATCAACGTTACCAACAAACACCAAATCAGATGGTAGATGAACAATATGTAAATCAGCCTGCACCTCAAGTTGTTCAAGCAGCACCTGCACAACCTTCAACAGTTGTTGTGCAAGGAGGCGGCAGTGGTTCTTCTGGTGTAGGTGAGTTTGCTACAGGTATGCTTCTTGGTCATATGTTGAGTGGTAATAGTGGCGGTGGTGGTTATAGGGATGGTGGTAGCAGCACAACAATTATTAATAACAATGCTGCTCCTACAACTAACAGTAAAGCATATACAACACAAAAGCATAGTTTTTATGATAAACAAGGAAATACATATACAACCACTAAACAAAACACAATTAAGCAGCAAAGTGTACAAACGTATTCACGCCCGTCAACAACAAAAGTGAATAGTGATTACTCTGCTCGTAAGTCTTACTCAAGCCCTATTAGCTCTTATAGTAAGTCTTCGAAAAGTTATTCTTCGTCGAAACGTAGTTTTAGTAGCTCACGTCGTCGTTAATAATTTAATACAGATTAAATAAGAAGGAGAAACAGATGAAACTAGAAGTTGGTAAAGTGTATCGCCTGGAAGGTTGGATCTTTAATCAAGAAATTCTTGAGAAGAATAAAGATGGTTTTGAGTTTGTTGGTACTACTAAGGAAAGTATGCACAATGACGAATACTGTAAATTCGTTGGTAAAAATACAGGTCAAGAACAATTTTGCTTTAAGAGCGCAATCGGTGATTATGCTTCTGTAATGCCAACACCAGAAAAGACTTCGAAGCAATATACTGTCTTTGGTGTAAAACTTGAAGAACTTGTAGAACACCCACGTTTTGAAGAGTTCAAGGTTGCTGCAATGCGCAAGCATTCTGAAATTAAAATACATAATTTGTTTGATTTAGAAGATCGGTTTGATATCTTTATGTATGATCGCAGGGAAAAGCATTTTGATGCAACGACTTCAAAATTTGCTGCAACAGAGGATATTAAAATCCTTGATGTTGATACCTTTCTTGAGAGTGTATCGTTTGTATTCATTCCTAAATACAAAAAACGTAGTGATCATAAACGTGTGAAAGGAACCCCTCGTAAGAAACGTACTGTAAACAAAGCAACTTTGCACTTCACTTCTGGTGATAAGTATACTCTCAAAGGGTTTGAAAGTGTTTTGTATGATGCTGGAACGGGTAATATCAAGTTTATCATTAAGGCAACCTACAAAGGTACGGTATTGCACGAAGAGGCTGTTACACTACCTGTATTCGATATCTCTCGTGTTGAGGTACGGGGTGTTAAAGAGTCCTTCGATCTGGATTTCTTAACCACTAATGCTACTGGTTATGTTAATCTGGAAGCAGATGGAGCATTTATTACTACAAATTATTTAGATATGTTTGTTTAATACTTAATTTGTGTTATGATGGTGGTACAGAGGTATCACCATCTACTAAAGAATATGGAGGAAATTGAATGTCCAGTCCTTTTATCAGTGCCGTAAAAAGCAAACCGTCTGAAATGAGTGTATTCACGGCAACAACAGAAAAAAGTAAGTCTTTGTTTGCTCCAAGTGCTATGGATGCAAGCCCTGTATATGCCCCTGCTGTTGCACGCCCTGTACAAATGCTGCCTCCAATGTCTCGTGAAGAGATTGAACAGGTTGGTGCTGATGCAGGACTTACTCTTCGTAACCTTAATGCTGAAGTGCTTAAACACCAGCGTTCATCTCAGGGAGATGAAATGAGTGAACGTTTAACTGCACTTATTAAGCAAGCAAAGCAACTTGATCCTAACTCTATTAAACAATCTAAAGGTTTAGGTAAACTAGTTAAGAAAGTTTTAGGTATGAAAGAAGATTTGTTTGGAGAATTTGACACCATCAATAACCGTATTGAAGGTTTGGTAAAGACACTCCAAACAGACTTGAAAAAAGAAGAAGATTCTTTACGATATCTGCAACGTTTAGAAGAGGCTATTGCAAAATATGCCCTTAGCTTAAACAGGGATATAGAGCTTCTAACAGCTACTTATGAAAAAGAAGAAATTCGCCTTAATACACTACCTGAAAATGAGGTAGAAGAGCGTCAACGTACTCGTGATACTATGGATCTGCTTGAAATTCGTATTGCAGACCTGAAAGCCCTACGCTTACTATGTGTTCAGATGGGGCCACGTGTACAAAGTATGCAGAAAGTATCTGCAAGTTTGATGCGATCAGCCCGTAATATTGTGAATAATGTTATTCCTGCTTACTCTGCAAACTTTTCTATGTATATTGAAAGTCTACGCCAGAAGAAAGCAGCCGATACACAGAACAATGTACTGAATGAATTTAATGCTGCTATTGCAATGGGTAGTGATCTGGCTGCACAAAACCAGATTGAAGCTACACAACTTGCTAATCGTCAAGTATTGGATATTGAAACATTGCGTCGTGATCAAGAAAACTTAGTTAAAATGTTGGAAGAAACTAACCGAATCAACACTGAAGCCCGTGCTGCCCGTATTGATTACATTCAAGAAGTGCAATCTCTTGAAGATGGTATGATTCAAACTGTTAAACGTGGTCTACTTTAAGGAGAAATATATTATGAATATTAAAATTTACAAACTGTCTGGTTCTATGATTGCTGTTCAGTATGACAATGAAGATCGTTATGTTCTCCTCCAGGATGCTTGGTTAGATGATCCTAATGTATTCACTGTCCTGCGAGAACTACGTTCTGTCTATACCTATTCTTCTAAAGATGGTTTTGACAATTCAACGATGGAATTGGTAAAAGAGGAGAATGTGTAATGAGTAAAGATATTCACTTAACTCGTGAAGAATTGCAAACCATTATGGAAGATGCTTTCATTGATGGTTGGAAACAAGGTCAAGAATCAGATTGGTATGATGCCGAAGATTTTTTGTATTATCATATGACTGCGCCTGTAGACGAGCAAACACACTCTGAAACAACTTTGGCTTTAATTGATCTTAAGGCTGGTGTATAATGGGGTGTTTTAGTTTCTTGTGCAAAGAGTCTGGTAATGCTGCTCTCTCTACCTCTTTCGATGGCTCTCCTTGCTACCTATTTCTTTTGAAAGGTGGTAAGGTTGTCGAAGAGATGTATGGGAATTATGATAGCTATGGTAGTGTTTTCTCTAACGAAGAAGATAAACATGGCAATCGTAAAAGATTTAAGTGGTCTATGCCTTGGGAAGAAGTTTGTAATTTGATGTTCTCTTCCGATCTTGGAGATGGGATTGCTCTGGTATTAGAAGAACACTTTACAGGTGAGATCCCAACAGAAAGATCTGAAGAAGACCCTAACCAGGGTTGGGGTGATGGAGAAGAAGATCCAGATTGCTTCTTCAGCACTGAAAATAATAAATTTAAACGTGTTGACAATCCTTACCACAAAGTGCATAATACTTGCATTGAGACAGAAGAAGACTCAAAGCTAGAAATTGAAGATGATTTAGTTGTAACTATCTCTTTAAACGAGTTGCAAAAGATCACCAGAGAGGCTTTCTATTTAGGCTTGAGAACAGGTAAAGGAGAAGACAGTGCTTAAATTTAATATCAAAGACGACAAATCAGATGAACCTAAATGTTTTGGAGAACTTGACGCAGGTGATACATTCGTATATTATGTTGCCTATCAAGATGCTGGTTTAGATACGTTCAGAAACTTAGTGTTTATTAAGGTTAATACAAACCAAGCAATGTGTCTGAACGGTTCACAAAGAGGTCAACTTAACTGTATTTTATATGATACAGAAGTGGTAGAAGTGGATTTAGAAGTTACTAACATTACAGTCAGAAAGGAGAAATAATATGTCCAATAAAATCAGTCTTAAAAAACGTCAAGAAACTCTTACTGTATCTCTGCGTAAGAAAAAGATTAACGATGTTGTTCTTCGTGTCGGTAGCGCCTTAGATATTTCGGGTAGTATGTGTGAGCTGTATCGTGATGGCACTGTTAGTGATTTTGTAGGTAAGCTGCTGCCGTTTGGTATGAAGTTTGATGATAATGCACAGATTGACATGTGGGCTTTCAATAGTTCTTCTTTTGAACTGCCTCCTGCAACGGCTGATGTATATGATGATTATGTCGGCTCTTGCATGTCTAATATTTGCATCAATGGTGGTACAGCTTATGCTCCAGTAATGCAAGAGATCTATGATACATACTTCGGTAGTGTACCTATGAAAAATATTACACGCGAAGTCGTTGAGTATGAAGAAGTTCCGGCTAAGGGTTTCCTTGCTAAATTAACTGGTAAAAAAGAACTTGTAGAAGTAACACGTACTGTTGTAGAACAGGTTGTAGATACTGATGCACAAGTTGATCGTACTCCTGCAATGATTTTCTTCCAAACTGACGGGGAGAACATGGATACTTCAGCAGTACGTAGCTTACTGAACAAACACCGCAATACGCCTGTTTACTGGTTTATGGTTGGTGTAGGTAATGCAAACTTTAAATTCCTGAAAGACTTGGCAAAAGAATACGATAATGTTGATTTTATCGGTATTGCAGATTTGTCCTTGTCTGATGAAGAACTTTACGATAAACTGTTATCCGAAGAGTTTGGTGAGTGGGTTAAAAAATTCGGAGCAAAAGCGTAAAAAACGCTTGACTTTGTAGAAAAGATTAGTAAAATAGACAACGTAAATTAACAACAAAGGAGATAATAAATTATGACTCAGAAAATTTCCCTGAAAAAAGGTTCTAGCGAAAAAGTTTCTCTGAAAAAGATCGCACCAGCACTGAAACGTATTCGTCTGGAGTTCTCTTGGAAATCTAACGAAAAACTGGATCTGGATGTTAGTGCTCTGATTTGCCGACACAATGCATCTGGTCTGCCGGAACTGTTGTCTCCTCGCCACCTGGTATGCTATGCACAGAAATTTGATCCTGAACGTTCTACTTTTGCAGGTGAAGATGTTCGTGACGGTGTAGGGCAAATGGAGCAGATTGATGTTACACTGGATAATATCTCTGCTGAAGCACAGGAAATTGCATTCGTAATTACTATTGATGACGAAACGGGTAAGAAACGTCTTGGTCACGCTACCGAAGGTTTCCTTAAAATCTTCGATGATGAACGTAATGTTGAACTGCTGGACTTTGACTTCTTGGCTCCAGAACTTGCAGGTAACACCATTTGCCACGTTGCCTCCCTGGTGCGGGAAGATAGCGAATGGAAACTGAAAGCATATGGTGTAGGTAAAGCTGGACTTGACATTTATGATGTAGTTAAAGCGTTTGGCGCTGGCGACGATTGGTTCGAGTAATAAATCATAGCGCCCTTCGGGGCGCATATTTTAAATAGAAGAGGAGAAAACAATGAGTATTACTTTAGAAGGTCAAAAACTTATTCGTAGCGGCAATTTTCTTGTGGATATTGACAACAATGAAGATTATGCTTTAGAAGTTAGTGATGTACTGTTTAATGCTTTGCAGTCTGGTTTCAATTTTGAAGTTTATGAAGTAATCCGTGGAACTAAACTCAGAGATACCCTTGGATCAACTAGTGATGTTTATTCTGCGATCTGGCAATATTTCGGGTTGATGGAGGGTAAGACATATCTTACTGATAGTTATTCTGAAGATGTTGTTTATCTTGATATGGAAGAGTTTCGTCGTCTGTTCAAAAGTGAAGAAAATGAAGAAGAGGGTGAACTTTTTGAAGGAATTACTCTCGAAGGTAATGTTGAAATTGTGTACAAAGCAGGAAAAACATTCCACCTACGCGAAAACGGTAAAGCAAAAGTTGATTTTGTAAACAAGACAGTGACAACCGAACATAATTATCTTAAAGATGGTCAACCAGCTTTTGAACGTGTAAAAATTAAATTTAAAGTGTTGTCTGCACTAGTCACGGATCAAGAACGTATTGATTTTGTAGAAGATGGTGTAGTAACTCATACAAAGGTTTACAATATCTAACAGAGTGTAAGAGGGGGATAGTCCCCCTCCACTTGCAAAATAGCCTCTTCTGTGTTACAATAAAAGTTCGTTTAACAAAATAGGAGGCAAGTTTGTCAATAAAAACCTTTGTCGCAATTGCGTTACTATCCTTAACTGCTTTTACATTTACACCTGTTGTGGCGCAAGCCGAAGCTGCAAACGTAAAAACTGCTAAAGTAGTTCACAAGTGTACAAAGCGTGATAGTAAAGAAAATCTATTAGCTTGTGCAATCTATGCAGAAAGTCGTAATCAAGGAAAGCGCGGTATGTCTGCTGTTGGTAATGTAGTATTGAATAGGGCTAGAGATTCATATTTCCCTGATACTATAAAAGAAGTTTTGTTTCAGAAAGGACAATTCTCTTACACAAAGACATTCAACGTTATGGAACACGATAAGTGGAAAGACGCTAAAGCTATAGCAGAACGTCTACTTTATCTCGATAACCATTTTCCAGAATTACGAATTGCATTAGATATTACAAAAGGAGCATTATACTTTAAAAAATCTACAATAAGAGCACACTGGGAAAAAGATATGGTTCTAGTGTACCGCTACAAAGAACATCAATTCTATCGCTAAGGAGATATAGATGAAAGATGGCGTTATCGTTGCAAGTTATCTTGTTATTGGTCTTACAGAAGAGGATGTACATTACATTAGGAAACATTTAGAACAGTTTGCAATGATGTTCATCGAAGACGAAGACAATGTGGATGTTTATTCAATTGAAATGATCAATGATAACGTCTATCCTTGTATAGCTTTACGAGTCGATGAAGATGTTTGGGAACGTTTTTCACGTAGTCACGATAATGTTGAATGTTCTATGGTTATGTCACAAAACAACATACTGGGAGTGTTACACTGATGGCTGATGTTATTGAAGTTAACTTTAAAACAAAAAAGAAAGTTGATAAGTATACAATCTTAAAAAATATTTGCGTTGTGTGCTTCAATTCTGTAATATATGACTCACGTAAGGGCGAAAATGAAAATGAACCTTACATCCAGATTTCTAAAGGTAAAGGGCAGTGTATCTGCAAAAACTGTGCTGTAGCAATTAAGGAGGTTGTAGATGAAAACCATTGGGATCAATGATACTGGTGAAGTTGTAAAATCTTGGGATGACCTTAGTGGTATCCCTACAGATAAACTGATTAAACTGCGTGATGTTTGTCGTGATCATCTTAATGAAACATATAAAGAGTATATGGAAGCACGAGATCACAGTTTAGCTATCCAAATGGAACTCGCAAAACGTAATCAATAGGTAAAACCATTTGGACTTTTTAGTCTAAAAATGCTAAAGTAATAATACGGAGGGAGTATGATATTTCACATAACTCCCTATCTTTCTGGAGATATTGGAAAAGGTATCAATGACACAATAAGTGTCTTACCAGAAGATAGTTGGATTTGCCTAAGAGACATTGATACAATGTTTCTTCTTCCAGAACAACCTGCTTGGCTGGAATCAATTGTCCGTTCAAATCCTGATTTTGATGTTCTTGGTGCATCTTGTAACAGATTGGGATCAACATATCAATTATTTAATAATGAAAGAAGTGAAGATCCGAATATATTACACCACATTGAGATTGCAAAAAGAGCACATCTAGAATGGGGAAACTCAATAGAGGAAGTACCTACAGATGCTATCTTAGCAGGATTCTTTCTTCTCTTTCGTAAGAGTCTGTGGAATGAAATCCCTTTTGAGGAAAGATCAATACAGTTTGATATAATTTTCTCTAAAGCATTGCACGCTAACAATAAAAGGCTAGGTTTGCTACGTGGGTTATATTTATTTCACACATACCGTTTAGGTAATGATGATCCTAGAAAAGCTATTTCACACCTTTTACATTGTCAAGACATGAATAAAATTATTTAAGGAGTTATTTTGGAAAATACAAAAATTGGTGTTGGTGTTATTACTGTAGGTAAGCGTCCTCTTAAAGATTATCTTGTGACTGATCCTAATGCTACTTTTGTTGTACAGTATGATCGGGAACGAAAAGGTGTTGCATATGCTCGTAATGAACTGATGAAAAAGTTTTATGATGAAGGGTATGATTACTGGTTTATTTTTGATGATGATTGCTATCCTGTTGTTCAAGGTTGGGAAACATATTTTGTAAAACAGGCGAAGGAAAATGGTTGGGATTTCTTTGGTATGCCTGAATACTTTAAAGATAAAGTAAAAGGTATTGAAGGGGAAGTGGTTATTTGGGAACTAGGTATGTGCCAGTTTGGTATGTATTCCCGTGCAGTTATTGAGAAAGCTGGCTATTTCCGCTCATACACCCACGGTTATGGGTATGAAGATGCAGAGTGGATTCATCGCGTTCCGCTGGCAGGTTTGAACCGAGGTATTCAAGGCGTGCCATGTCCTATTCGAATTATGGCGTTTATCCATCCTGATGATGTATTTGGAGACAATCCTTTACCTTTTGCGAATCTGTCAAAAGAAGAGAAAGAACAGGGGATTGGTGTAAACTGGGAACAATATAAACAATCCCTGGAGGATCTTCGCAATGGTAAAACTTTTATCTCTTATGAGGAGGCTCAAAAATATGGTAAATCCTGATACTCCTGTCCTTAAGTGTGATAATAAGTTAGGCAGTGGTTGTGATTACCATCGTATTGTAATGCCATTTGCTGGAAATACGTTTAAACCTAAGAAAGACGTTTTAGTTTTTAATAGAGTATATTCTCGTGGAGCAGACGAGGTTAAACGCCTGAAGGCACAAGGTGTTAAGATTATTGTTGATTTAGATGACTTTTATTCACTTAATCCTGAACATTATATGGCTGGCGTATTTACTAATCATTCAAAGACTATTGTAGAGATGGTTAAGTTAGCAGATGTTGTTACTGTAACAACAGAATACCTAGCTTACAAAATTCGTCATTTAAATCGTAATGTTGTCGTAATTAGAAACGCACTACCTTACGACGAAGGTCAATTTACTTTGACAAAAGACCGTAATTCTGACACGCCTATTATCTGGGCTGGAGGAGCAAGCCACGAGCCTGATTTATCTCTTGTAGCTAATACATTTGATGATACACTATTGACAATTGCAGGGTATGAAGTGTATCCTTCTGCACCTGTTGGAAATAACAGTCAGTATCTAACTACTGCGGAGTGGGTTAAAATAAAACGTAAAATTCCAAATGCACAGTATAAACCAGCTATTAAAAATTTAGGTGAGTATATGTCTGTGTATGACGGTCACAGTATTGCAATTGCTCCCCTGGTAGATAATGACTTCAACAACTGTAAAAGCAATTTGAAGATTTTGGAAGCAGGTGCAAAGGGTCTTCCTATTATCTGTTCTCCTGTGCTGCCGTACTTCAATCCGGTAGATGCAAAGGCTGTTATCTATGCAGATTCTAAAGCATCTTGGCATTATGAAGTTGTCAAGCTAATGAGGAACCCTAGATACACAGAAGATCGTGGTATGATGCTTGCAGAACACGTTCGTCTTAATTATAATCTTGCAGATGCCAATGAACTGCGTCGTCAAGTTATTGAAAGTCTTTAACAAGGAGTTATATGCCTAATATTATTCTTGACACACGCGGAAATGAAAAGTATAGTGTATGTGATTTTCATAGAATCATTTTGCCATATAAACGCAAACTGACCATTAATCCTAAGCATAATATTTTTGTGTTCAATGGAGTACCAACACGTGGAAAGCCAGGTTTCCTGGCTCTTAAACAACTTGGGTTTAAATTGGTAATGGATCTGGATGATTCTTTAATTATTCCTGAAGGGCATATGCTTGAAGGACTATTTGAAAATCAAATCCGAGATGACCTAAAATGGTTCCTTGAAAGAAGCGATCTTGTAACTACAACAACTCCAGCATTAAAGGTTGAATTAAGCCAATACAATGATAATGTACATATTGTGCCTAACGGATTACCTTTTGATGAAGGACAGTTTGTTCTTACGAAAGACCGTTATTCTAAAAGTCCACTAGTTTGGGCGGGAAGTGAAACACATAAACATGATTTAGCAATTCTTCCTGATTTTGGTAAAGATTTAACTTTATGTGGATTTCGTAGAGATCATGAAGAGTTAAGTAGTGCTCAATGGTTGCAAATTAAAGAAAATATTCAACCAGATTGTGTTTATGAAGGTATTCGTCCTTATGAGTGTTATATGGAAGCATACGATGGTCATCAAATCTCCATAGCTCCATTAGTAAATAATCATTTTAATAATGCCAAAAGTAATTTAAAAATTCTTGAAGCTGGTGCTAAAGGTTTGCCACTCGTTTGTTCTCCGCGAGAGAACTACTATACTGAAGAATTTAAAGATCTAATCTTCTTTGCTGATTCAGTTAAAGAGTGGAAAGATATTGTAGAATACTTAATCGAATCTCCTGATGTTTGTATTGAGAAAGGATTAGCTCTTGCTAAGTATGTAAGAGATAACTACAATATTGATGATTTAAATGAAACCCGCAGACTGCTTATCGAGGATTTATAATGAACACTTTTGATTTTGAGTATAAACAAGATAATAAAGAACCTATTATTGTTGAAGTAGATTACTATTATGAAGAACCTAACCCTTTCTCACGAGAAAGTGATTGGGATTATTATGGTGGTCTTATTGTTGATGGTATTAGGTTTTATTCTGGTACAAAAGAACTTTTTGATATAGATATTTCCCCATCGGAAATTGTTTACCAATTTAAGAAACATATGGAAGATTTGGAAATGCAATATATTATGGAGACAAACGAATCATTTTAGTAGGAGAATCCTGTGTCTTATGTTGTAAATAAATATGGGTATAACATTGATCTAAGTCAAGAAGGACATACTGGGTGTCCTCGTTGTATGAAAGGAGGGCGTGATCGATCACAAAACAATTTGATGGTATATGGCTTAGATGCCGATGAAGACCATCGAGGCGCACATTGTTTTTCTTGTGGCTTTACTATCCCTGATCAAAAATGGTTAAATGCACACGGCGAAGAAATTGAAGAGGAGGATATCTTGGGTAGTGAGTTTAATCCAGAAGTACATGATAAACTAAAAGCCAGCACTGGAACTAATCCAAAAGGTTATCGCGGTATTCGTGAAGATATCTCTAAGCCTTTCGGTGTACGCTATATGTACGATGAAGCTACTGGCGAAGTAATTTCAACACTATACCCTACAACTAAAGATTACAATATTGCTGGGTATAAACAACGTATCGATCCAAAAGATTTCTCACATCCTATCGGTGAAACAGGAAAGGATTGTGATCTTTTTGGGGAGTTTAAATATCGTAACCACAGCGGTACTATTCTAATCGTTGGTGGTGAACACGATATGCTGGCTGCAACACAGATGCTAAAAGATTATAACAAGGGTGGTAAATATCCTGTTCCTGCTGTAGTATCTGGTACTTGTGGCGAAACATCTCTGCATAAGCAGCTTCAACATCGTTATAAATTCTTAGATCAATTTAAAAAGATTGTTCTATGTATGGATAATGATGAAGCTGGACGTGCAGCAGTTGAGAAATGTGTTAAAATCTTACCACGTAATAAAGTTTACGTGATGGAACTAACGGATGTTAAAGATCCTAACCAGGCACTAGTAGAAGGAAAAATTGATCATTTTATTGATCGCTTTTTCAAAGCTAAACTGTACACACCTGCTGGTGTTTACGCTTCTAACGTACTGTATGAAGCAGCCTTGGAATGCCTGGAAGCTAAAATGATCACCCTTCCTCCATTCATGCGTGTTGCTTCGAATATGTTAGGTGGAGGCTTGGTAGAAGAAGAAATTACTGTTATACTTGCAAAAACAAGTATCGGTAAGACACTGTTGGTTAACGAGATTACAAAGCACATTATTCTTGCACATCCAGAACATACTCTTGGTATTTTATCTTTGGAGGCAACGTATAAGAAGTATTCTCGTAACTTACTGTCTTCATTCTTGCATATCCCTCTTCACCGTAAAACGAAAGAAGAGAAGGAAAAGATTTTAAAAGATAATGAAGAAAAGATTCGTGATTTTTACGAACGAGAAGATGGAACACCACGTTTCTATGTTTGTGATGATCGTGGAGCTAACGTAGATGTGATTAAAGAGAAGGTTCTGGAAATGATTATTTATTTCGGAGTAACCATTCTTGTTATCGACCCTTATTCTGATTTGCTTTCTGGTATGGACGTGTCACAACAAGAGGAACTTGCGACGTGGCTGAAACGCATTATGAAAGAGTATGCAATAACCATTGTTGTAATTTCACACGTTAAAAAGTCTTCTAACAATAGTAATGAACATATTGTAGAAGATGATGCAATGGGTAGTAGCTTCCTTGCTAAAGGTGCTGGTATCACAATTGCGCTGGAGCGTGATAAACAAGCTGAAGATCCTATGGAACGTAACCGCACATATTGCTACATTCTAAAGAACCGTGAGTTCTCAGAGACTGGTGCAGCAGGTAGTTTCTTCTATGAGATTAAAACAGCTACACTTCACGATTACGATCAATACACAAGTAACCCAGAGAATATTTCTGCTGGTTCTTATTAAGGAGAAAATATGAAAGACAACGAAAACATCCTCTATGGGGTATGCCCTTCTGCTTTAGCGTATGATTATACGAAAACTATTGCTAAGTTTAAATTTCAAGACGGATCAGAATTAGAACCATACGGTTATGCTTATGGTGAACATTTGTGGTTTGAGGATGGTTGCCTATACCTTCTCATTCAAACTACCAGTGGTTTTGTGGGAGAGCTTGTAGATCGTATGCTGAAAAATGTTAGTGATAAAGTTGTTCTTGATATAGCTAGTAAGGATGAAAACATTAATAACATTGTTTCCACTTTTAGTGGCTTAACAGGGACAGTTAAAATTGAACGTGTAGGCTTGAGAAATACCAATGGTGTCCCTAATTGCCTTATTAAAGTACAACTAAGTGCTGACAATAAATAACAAGAAGGGGCGAAAGCCCCTTTACAAAACAATTAATTTGTGGTACAGTATTAACAAATTAAGACTTTAGAAATATTTTAAGGAGGGAGAATGGGAGCTTTTACTTTCGACATTGAAAGTAACAACTTGCTTAATGACGAAAGTGTAGATTACTTGGCAAGTCCATATCGTTTAAAAGATAGTTTTGCAATGCACTGTATTGTGTGCGAAAGTCATGATACTGGAGAGATTATTGCTTTCCATGATGGTGATAAATATCTTTTCGATGGTCGTCCGTATGTTGAGACTGACGGAAAGTATGAATACCGACTGGAGGAATATGAGCATTTAGAATATACCCATTTCCCTCTTAAAGATTTTCCTGATTTTGTAAATGGAACAGGTAAATTTAAAGGTAATTCAAACTATAAAATTACCAAAGTAGTTGGACATAACATCATTAACTTTGACTTACTGGCAATTAAATTATTTTTTAAACTCAACTACAGTATTAAGTACAATACTTGGGGTAATAGTAACATTGAAATTTGTGATACTATGATCTTAAGTAAGACACTAAACCCTGATCGCTTTGGTGGTCATAGTCTGGCAGAGTTATCTAAGAAAGCTGGAGGGGATGTTAAAATTGATTTTAGAAAAAACATTCCTGAAACTGAAAGATTTAAAACATTTGCAGCAGATATGCTGTATTACTGTATTTACGATAACAAAGCTAACACCGCAGTGTTCCGTTATTTGATGGAAGAGTGGGGTGATTATAATAAGTGGTCTGAACCATTTAACTTAGAACAACGTGTAGCTGATATTATTACACGTCAAGAGCACCGTGGCTTTGCTTTCAATATGAAACAAGCAGAAGATAATATTCGTGATCTGGATGCTCGAATGGAAGCATGTCGTTTAGAGGCAGAACCTGTGCTACCTCCTAAACCTGCTACCAAAGGTTATTTGAAATCATTCATTCCACCTAAACTACAGTTTAAAAAGAATGGTGAACCTTCAAGTAACATGATAAAGTTTGCAGAGAAACATTCTGGTGAACTTGTACAAAAAGAAGATGGTTGGTGGCTATTTGCATTAGGTAAGGAGTTTAAACTACCTATCCCAGCAGAAGAACCTATTTGTGATCCTACAGTACCTGCTACTTTAGACGACACTACACATATTAAAAACTGGTTAGTTGGTTTAGGTTGGAGTCCATCTGAATACAAAGATAAAGATATCACTCTTAAATCTGGCACTAAGATTAAGAAAGATGAAGCACAAATGGAGAAAGCTATTCGTGACTATGTTGATCAAACGTTAGCATCTAACTTCTGCCAGGACAGATGTGATCATCTGGAGTGCACACCAGAAACTTTGGAATGGAAACTAAGAGATCGTATTGCTAAAGCTAAAGGTCGTGGTGTTAAAGTGCTTACTAACCCTTCCTTTACAAAAGGGCAAGAGAAAGATATTTGTCCTAACTTGGAAGCACTGGGTGAAAAGTTTCCTTATGCTACGCAGATTGTGCAGTATCTTACGTATAAACACCGTAGGAACTCTATTCTAGGGGGTGGTGCTGATTGGGAAGAAGATGAAGAGGATTACGATAAAGGTTATCTGGCAGCAGTAAGGGCTGATGGTCGTATACCAACTCCTGCTGCAACGTGTGATGCAGCTACATCTCGTATGAAACATAGGTTAGTAGCAAATATTCCACGTGTAACATCTCTGTACGGATATGAAATGCGTAACTTATTTGGTGTAGAAGTTCCAAAATACTTCCAAATTGGTTATGACTTTGATTCTCTTGAGGCAAAAATAGAATCACACTACTGTTGGCGGTACGAGCAGGAACCACACGAATATTGTAATGCTCTATTATTGGAAAAACCTAATGATGTTCATACAATGATGGCTCGACGTATTTCTGACACTATTGGTCGTAAGTTTGAACGAAGCCCTGCTAAATCTGTTAAGTATGGTATTACTTATGGTGCTCAAGCTGCAAAAGTAGCAAAAACTATAGGTAGTGATATGTATACAGGACAACTTGTATACGATGCTTTCTGGGAAGCTGCAAAACCTCTTGCGCTTCTTAAAGAACGTCTGCATGATTTTTGGGTTAAAACAGGTAAGAAATACATTCTTGGTATTGATGGTAGAAAAGTACCTACACGATCTGCACACGCAATACTTAACTCTCTGTTCCAGAGTGGTGGTGTTATTTGTGCAAAAAGAGCAATGGTTATCTACGACGATCTTATCGAAGAAGAAGGATTAGCTGTTGACTTTTTTGTTGATGACTGGAAAAATAAGTCATTCGTTCAACAAATGATTGCATATCACGATGAAGCACAGCTTGAAGTAACTCGTGATCTGGTGCATTTTAAATGGTTCTCTAAAGAATCTTTAGGTTGGACTCAAGTTGATGATCCAGAAGAACAAAAGAAAATTGATAAAGAATGTTTGGATAAAGTTAACGCCTGGAAAGAAGAGGAAGAGAAACGTACTGGCAAGATTTGGGCTAACGTACATGAATCTCCGAAAGGTGGTTGGTTTACAGCCTACAGTCGTGCTGGAGAATTAGCATCTATCGCTGTTAATAAAGCTGGTGAGTATTACAATCTTAATGTACCTCTCACTGCTGGTTACGATATTGGTAACTCATGGGCTAGTTGTCACTGACATCTATTTGATTTTAAAGGAGTTTTTATGTGGGACAATCTATTATTGCCAAGGTTGTTCCACACTTTTAAACCATTTCATAATTAGATGTTTGAACATCTAGAATAACGCAAAGACCATAAGAGATAGGAGAAAATATGAATATTGAAGATCAAAAAGTACGAGCTTTAGAAGTATTACGTATGTGCCAACTGGTAGATCCGTTTGCAATTGTAGCTGGCGGCGCTGTACGTGACTGGCGATTAGAGAAACCTGCGCAAGATATTGATATTTACTTGCGTATGCCTAACCACAATACACTCGTACTAGTAGAGAAATTTTTGATGTTGGGTGTTGGTGCACGTAATGTTAAACAACTTACTAAGCAAACAGAACACACTTATGCCGAACTACCACATTTGAAATGGGTATTTGAAGCATACTATAAAGATCTTAAGTTTAACTTTATGATCATGGAAGAGGGTGTACGCAGTGAAATCGTATGGAACTTTGATGTAGCTATTTGCCTGTGTTACTGGGATGGTCAAAATTATGTATATCATCCAGATTTTGAATTTGCACTGAAAACTAATATTTGTACTATTAATCACCGATACACAGGTAAAGAAGCACACGTCCGTAAAATGGCAGAACGTTTCCCTATGTTCCGCTTTGTAAAAGACGTTTTCATTCCCAAAGAACCAGAAGTACGTACACTGGATTCATTTAACAGTGAAGAATTTAAGATTTAAGTGTTGACAAACATTATAATTATGTGTTATTATGAGGACTTGAATGACAGATAATCGTTCTAAAATCTTAGTCGAGACGTTCTACAGTAGAGAAACTAATCGTCTTGAGCTAACTAAAAAAGATGTTGAACCTCAAGATAATACCTTTTTTATTCAAATACTATGTCTCTTTGGTGGATACAACCGTTTAACAGTGAGAGTAGAAAACAAAGAGATATCTGAAACCACTATCACAAAACGTGAACTAATGCTACTACAGGATACAATACGAGATGTTTTGGATAATCCTGGAAAAGCAAAAGTAATTAACCTTGGTGGAGAAAAGATACAAATCCTCCATTTTGAAAGTGGTGAAATAGGATTTGGTATTGGTCTTGGTAAATACCTGTTGGAAGAAACTGACGCTACTCTTTTACGAGAGTTTTGTGTTAAAGTAATGTAATTATAGAGGAGAATTTATGCCAGTAATTAATTCTGAAATTGACCGTCGTACTAAAAAAGAAGCATTCTGGGCTGAAGGTATCGTTGAATATGTCAAACTGGATAAGTTTGATGACATGAAAGTCTCTTATATTAAGGTTGCAGGTCAGCCAGATAAGAAAATTGAATCAACTCACAAAGCATCTCTGCTTATTAAAGAGAAAGGTGCTAGTGCTGATGATAAAGGTGTTTGGGTTAGCCTAGGTGAAGTTAAACTGCATCCAGAACATGAAAACCTGCAAGTTAAAGATGGTGACAAGTGGGTTACTATCGAAAAAGGTGTAGAACTAACTATGGATGTTAAACCTTCTGAATGGAATGGCAAAACATACTACAATTCCTCTAAAGGTAAAATCACTATTCTTTCAACAGAAGGTGTTCAGCAAGCACAATCTTCTTCAAAAGGTGGAAACAAGCCATCTAATAACGAAGGTAGCAAGCCTAACTACAAAAAACGTGATACCGTAGGGATTGAAACAGGACACGCTGTAAACGGCGCTCTGGAGCTTCTACGTGCTGGTGTGAAAGGTGATGCTTTCGACTTGGCTGGTGTGGTACAATCTGCAACTGTTACTCTGAAAGCAGAAATTGCTAAAGATCGTGGCGTTGATGTGACTGACTATGATCTTGGTGCTTCAGTTGGACACGCAATTCTTAACGCTTGTCGTGATCATACAGGTAAAACTGTAACGGCAGAAGAGATTATTGAAGCTGCTCGTGAAGTTCTTGCTTTGTCTGATAAAGTAGCTGCTGCTATCCGTGGAATGTCTACCCCCAGTACAAGAAGTTAAGAAAGAAACTAAAAAAGTAGAGAAGAAAGAGCCAGCACCGAAAGAACCAGAACCTGTTGTTCAAGATTTCGATGATGATATCCCATTTGCTCCTATTGGTTTGCAGTATGGTCGAAACTTCCTGCACTGTTTCTAATAGTTAAATATTGTGTGAATATAAGGAGCCTAACGGCTCCTTTTCTTTGAAGGAGATATAATGAGCGAATTTGTAAACAGCACCGCATTAAACTACCTGCAAACCCTCGAAAGCAATAGTGTAGATTTGATTCTTACTGACCCACCATATGCTATTTCTCGTGACACAAATTTTCAATCTGGAGAGCCGACTGGAAAAGATACGGATAGATTCCGTGTATCTTACAACTTTGGCGATTGGGATGTTGTAGATATTCCTTACTTTAAAGAAGTATTCAAAGAAGCCTACAGGGTGCTTAGAAAAGGTGGTACTTGCATAGTTTGGTATGATATCTGGAAGATCCAGGAGCTACGTGAAATCCTTGAACCGCTTGGTTTCCGTATGTTCCGTACTATTGAATGGATTAAAACAAACCCTGTACCCATCAACAGTGGTGTTAACTACCTTAGTAACGCTAAAGAAATGGCTATTGTTTGTGTTAAAGGTTCTAAGCCAACCTTCAATGCTTCCTACCATAAGGGTGTGTTTGAGTATCCTATCTATCAAGGAGCAGATCGTTTTCATCCAACACAAAAACACTTGACTTTGTTTTGTGACCTTATTAATATACACACCAACGAAGGAGATGTAGTCTTAGACTTCTTCTCTGGAAGTGCAACAACACAAGTTGCGGCACTTTTAACAGGTAGAGAATACTTAGGCTGTGAAGCCGATGTGAATATTTTTAAGCAAGCGGAGGAACGACTAAATGAGTACACTGAACAGCAAAATCACCCTGAAAGCACTGATTAACAACGGTATGAACTTGGACTCTGGTCTGTCTCCAAAGATTTCTATGGCACGACTGGAACAAGTTACTGGTCTTCGTCAAGTAAGTAATGGCGGGAAGATTATTCGTGATGACGCTGTACCTTTTAATAAATTTCAGATTGAACGTCATTACGATCCTGTAACTGCAAGTCTCACTGGTGTGACTTTCTCAGGTTATCGTACTGCTGGATACCAACGTAAGGTTGTAGCTGAACGTATTAAGAGTCGCAAACAGAAAATTGCAACATTGAAGAAACTGGTAGAGAAAGATGTTTCAGAACTTCTTAACCTGTATGAAACTCTTGAGACAAAAGGTGAAGATCATAAACTCTTCTCTAAAGAAGATGTAAGCGTAATTTTCACTGATTAAGATAAAAGAAAAGGAGCCATTAGGCTCCTTTTTTATTAGTCGTAATATTTCAAACCTGTAATAAAGACTGATCCCCAATCGTACAAGCTGGAGTAGTTTATTGTCCAAGTAGATGCCGTACCAGAGAATACGTCACGAACAACGTCTCCGTTGGAATAGTAAACATCCACACCAGTATGTCCGTTCCTTGGTATAGTGAAGGATACTCCTCCTAAATTTCCAGGATATGTGCAGACATAAGGCGATCCAGCTTTTGATGTTTCTCCTGTAGAAGCACCTTCAAGCTGTGGCAACCAAACTGCAAGGTTACTAGTACCATCTCCAGCGAAAATCTCCGCACCAGTTGCATCCAAGGCAATTATTTCAAAACTTATGGAGGACTGTTTGGCTATCCCTGTTTTATGCAGAATAGCACGATACCAACCGTTGCCCATAGATATAATATTAGCTTCACTTCCTGTGAATGTACCTGCTGCTAAATCAAAAGTACCCTCATTAACTTCAGTTCCTGCTTTTAATCTTAGTTTGGCCTTAGTAATCCCGTTCGCTTTCAAGAAAACAGAGGCAGACCAGTTACGTCCGGCAGATATGTTGTACGCGTTAGTATATGTTGCAGTTAAGATATGACTACCAGAGGTTGTAGTCGGAGTTAATTTGAATACATTAGCAGTAGTTCCAGCCGGAGAGTTATCAGATGAAGCTGCAACAGTTAAGTTGGTCTTTACCCACGGGCTTGCGCTTGTTAAGGCGTTGTTGACAAAAATTTGTGTAGCTGTGTTAGCTGTTACACGTCTACCTACAGGGGTAGTACCAACATACTCCAACGGAGCAACCAAGGTGTTAGTGGCTACAAGTTTATCTCCAGAAGCACGAGCAAAAGAGTTCCCACCATTAACCTTAACATCTGATGGAAGAGTTTCTTGCGTCAAATCATAGTCCATCACGACAGGTTTATCTTCTACGGTTCCTGCTGTAACGTTAACATTAAAACGTACTAAAGGAGATAACACATCATTTGCTTCGTCATAATATGCAACATCAAATACAGTAGTTCCTGCTGCAAAACCATATTGTTCTACTTGATCTGCATAGGTAAACGTATAACTGTTCGTATTAAGCGTTTGTTCAGTTAATACAGATGCGGTTAAGACGTTAATATTACGGAAGTAGTGTTTACTATAGCCTTGAGCATCCCATGCTAAAATTGTATCTTGATTAGATTGGGAAGTAGCTGTTGCTCCAGTTGGAACAGCCATATCAACCCAAACAGGTGACGTTGATGTTAAGTCTGTACCGTCTGCTGCTGATTTAGCAAGTTTTGTAGCTGCTGTTTGGTATACAGAAGAAATATAATGGATACGACCATCAATACCTTCTTCATAAACATAACCACTGTAACGTTCAGCACCATCTACCCAAGAACCAATGATAACATCATCACGTGCTGTAGAGATGGTTCTTTGTACATTTCTGTACTTCTGCCAATCCACACCATTAACTTCTACACCATATAAATAAGAACGTCCTAGGATCTGCCAAACAATTTTTGCTTGAGAAGCAGGAACTATTGTACGCATCTTATCAAAGATAGCTATCGTAGCATCATGGTAACGTGTAGTGTTACTGTATCTACCTGCAACAGTTGAAGATGCTGATACAGCATCATTTTCACCTTGTCCCCAAATAATGGCTTTAACCTTACTTGCATAAGGTGTGACTTTAGTGATAAAGTTAGTTAAGCATGGCCCATCTGCTGTGTTATCCAGATCATACCAGTAGTTGTCTGGTGTTCCTGTTCCGGCTTTATCATCTGCATATTTATCTGCTGCTGATGATCCAGAAGCTGTATTTAACGGAAGAACTTCAGCATTTGCTAAACCACGTTGCGTGGCATATGCATTACGGGCTGTTGTGCTACTCATTGCTGCTTTATTTGCACCAGATAGTTCTGTAAAGTGTGCATTTACGTTATCTTGTCCAGCAAAGACAATAACTTCTTTAATGAACGAATCATCTGTAGCTATTGAGTTATTAAAGATAACGGCTGCTGCTTTGGTGCTCTTAACGCTAATTTTAAGGTATGTTGGAGCAAACCCATAAAGAGGAATAGAGTCAGAGATATCAAAGTAAGCGTAAGTATTCGTGGTTGTTGTAGTCCACTGAACACTATTATTACTTAAATCTAATACTTCTACAGTATAAGTATCACCATCTAGCGGATCAGCTACATCCCAAGCAACACGAACGTCTCCATAGCTGTTTGCCACGGCTGTTACATTAGAAATAACAGGAATAGCATTAACACCTAAATAAGAACTATCAGAGGCCACCACTGTTCCTTGATAAGTTGCAGTACAACCTATACGGCAATTACCATCTTTAAGAGCAGTTATTAATCCTGTAGGGCTTACAGTAGCTACTTCTGGATCTGTTGTGGTGTACGTAATTACCATGTCTGGAAGATCTTTAGCACCTTCTGGACTGATTGTAGCAACCAACTGTTGAGTAGTGCCTACATCCATAGCTGAGAGACTTTCAGTGTACACGCTTAATTCTGAAGCATAACCCCCAGATTGATCAGTTAAGACAGCACCTAAATTATTTTTAGCTGTCATTATTGCATCAAAACCACCTTCGGCAACAAACTCCATCATACCACTATTATCTATAACCATTTTGGTATTATCTGAAGATGAAAAAGCTATATCAAATAACGCACCATCTTCCGGTGAAACTGTGTATGTCAGTTGCTTTTTACTACCAACTATTGCAATACCAATAGAGGAAGTAGTTATAGATGTAGCTGTTACTACTGAAGCTGATGTTGTTGACATAAATAAAGGAATAGGATACATTTAATCTCCTTAAATAATAAGCCCCCGAAGGGGCTTTGATTATGTGCGTTTAGCAACAATAGCATCCACGTAATCGCCAACACCACAATATGTTAGTTGTAGTATTGTTACTCCGTTAGGATCTGTATTAATATCACTGGAACCAATTACTTTGTAAGATGGATCTAAAGTAACAGTACGACCCCCAGTGGCATCTTGGATAAGATAAACTATTGCAGAGAATGGTTTAGGTTTTGTGCTATCTTCGACACCAGGCCATGCTTTTATAGTAGAGTTACCAGTAAGATTCAACACATTCATGTTATGTGTTCCTGGAGGTGTCCAGTCCCCTGTAACAGAATTGTTAGTATATGCTGTAACCTCTATAAAATTAGTTGTTACTTTTGTTGGAACTATATCTTGACCATCTACAGAATTAGGGAGTTCTTCCCATGCTCCATCTTTACGAGCATAAGTCTTACCATCACTAGGTGCATCTGTGATACTAGGTAGTGTACCTTGAGAAGTCCAGATAGTTGCAGATGTTTTTAAGAACACCTCGCCAGTGGAGATATTAAAGGCATAATCACCTTGTTTACCATCACTAGAGATTGGATCTGTTGTTTTAACAATCCAAGTTGCACCGTCTGTACCGTTAGTACCAGCGTCACCTTTTTCACCCTTATCACCTTTCAAACTACCCATATCTACATATTCAGCAGTTTGAGTTTGTTCATCATAGGTGTAAATGTAAAGATGACCTGTATCTTCCGTCAGATAAGCATCACCGTAATTGGCTGTAGGAGGAAGTGCACTTGCAGACGCAACGTGTCCTTTTGCAGTGATTGGAGTACCAGCTAAACGACCAACATTTGTCCACTCTGTGGCTCCTTGCAACCAGACCAAAAGTTCATTATTGATCAGATAACCATCACCATCTTCTCCAGTTTGTGGTAGTTCAGAAGTGCTAGTCAGAATGTCAATAATGGTCAACCCTGCACCAGTTGGCCCCGTCAAGCCTTGTATACCCTGTGCACCTTGATCACCCTTGTCTCCCTTATCACCTTTTTCTCCTTTCAGAGAGGCAATATATTCGTCAATAGTACCAACGTTACCAGCATTTAACCAGACTTGATAAGCTGAATCACCAGTGTTACCCTTATCTCCTTTGTCGCCTTTATCTCCTTTTGGCCCCACTATAGCGCCCATATTGATCCATTCTACACCGTTTGACACGTATAGATATGTACCAATACTCCATGCTTGAGATGTGTTTCCAGGAGATGCAGAAGGAAGATCTGAAACGGAATTAGCTGCGCCTTGGTAATCAAAACCATTAGCATTATTACCTGGCACACCTTGTGGCCCCTCTGGGCCAGGCTCCCCTTTATCACCTTTAATTGCGGCAAGATAATCTAGTTCTGTACCTTCGTTTCCTGCTGCAAGCCATACTTCATAAGCAGATTTACCTTCTGGCCCCTGTGAGTTTACTTTTCTCCAAGCAGTACCATCCCAAGCATACATATTCTCGCCTACAATCCATGCATCCCCTGCATTGTTTCCAGTTGTAGGTAATTGGTTGGTATTAGATAGCGTCCCTAGTAGCTTTAATGGAGCACCTGGATCACCTTTTAAAGAAGCCAACCACTGTGTCTCAGTACCTTGGAAACCATTGTCTACGGCAATTTGGTAAGCTGATTTACCAGCTTCTGGGATGGATTCTCTAAGATCTTCAATTTCAGCTTCAATAGCATCTAATTCTGATTCTATTTGAGCAATGTCATCTGCATTACCCACATTTTTCCAAGCTGTATCTGAAATCCCTCCAGTAGATGTAGGAGTAGAGTTAGCAGGTACAACTTTAGGTAGAGAACCTTTCCACTGATAGTAGTTACCGTCAGTTTCAAAGAGCAATGCTTCACGAGCATCTCTTAAGGTAAAACCACTTGCAAAACTTCTACGCTTTCTATAGCGAGACTCTACCATGTCTGCAATGGCACTATTTGGACGTGTTAAAATCACTTTACTACTCCTTTTATAAAGGGGCTTTCGCCCCTTTTTAATTAAGCATTATTGACAGTAACAAAAGTAACAGGATTCAGAGCTTTAATTTGTGTATTCTCTGCTGTAGGTGTTACAATTGGATCTGCAATATCTATTGTGTACAAACTATTTGTCACATATGTAGCACGTGCTATAGTTGTCACAAGATCGCCGCCATTTGCACCTGCACCTGGAATAACAATCTTAGTACCTGCTGCTTTAGCGTAGCCATTACTAGCCCAGTTTAAAGCATTAGACTGTAGATAGGTTTGACCTGTAACAGTTGCTTTTATTTTCTCGTTGTCACTAAAGAAAGCACCACCTACTGTAACAACATGTTTTTTACCGCTTGCACAATGAATAACTGTTCCAGTAGGGAATTCACGCCCACCTGGGAATTCATCATAAGCTGTAAAATATTGTTCAGAAATAGTAGTTAAAACTGGCCCACGATGACCTGTACCATCAACAGCAGTTGGAACACCAAAGTTATTTCCAACCTGATCGCAACGATCAGTGTAGATTTTAGCAAAAGAAACTGTTGTTTCATCTCCGCTAAGTGCTGTACATCCTACCCACTTCATATACGTGAATTGGCTGCGAGTATAGAAACCGCCACCACTTCCTTCTCCGCTTCCGTGTTGACCAATAAAGTCAATACTACGGCAACGAATATTATTAAAGGTAGAGCTAGATGGTAGCCCACGCCATTTAAAAACATTACAATTGATATTACTAACAATTGTAGAGTTTTCCCAGGCATCTGATCCAGATGTTGCAATCTCAATTGAAGATTCTGGAATATCCAAATTCTTAATTGTAAAGTTAATTGGTGGCCCCGCATATCTTCCACTGTTAACACCCCAGTCAATAAAGACCATACGTGTTGAAACAGACGGATCATTGAGCAGATAACCAGTTAAACCATCAACTTCAAAATCTTGGCATCCGTATAATGCAACACCACAAGTAGTTAAACCTGTACCTGTTGAAACTGCTGTGTTAGGATAAACTTCATTATCACGTATTGTGAAGTTTTTACCCATTTCAACGTGTAAACATTGACGGCAATTGTAAACCCTATTCCCAACGATACTGAAATTACGTACATATTGTGAATCAGGAACATCAACACCATATGGGCCACTACCTGCTACACCAATACCAATACCCCAGTTTGCACCTTGTCCAGAAGCATCTACGTTAGCAATGTGGTTATTCTCGATAATCAAACCTTCAGTGTAGTGTTTTTGAACTACGTTAAGTTCAATAGCATCACCTTTGATATCGTGAATATAGTTGTTAGAGTAACGCCCGTAGGTCATTACTTCTCCAGTACCTTGTTGCAGGATCGCATATTTACAACCATACATTTCGTTGTAACTGAAGTCCAACGTACCTTCACTTGTCATTGCTTGCATTAAGAATGCTGCTGTAGATGTTGCGTTGGAGAAGATATTACGATAGAATCGGCAATCACCACCTAACATCTTAACATAACATTTTTCAAAGCGAACGTTTTCCATCCAACAGGACACAGTAGAAATCATTGTTCCACCGTTACCAGTGAATGTACCACCATACCAACGAATACCAGACATAGCAATTGAGCTTGTGAATCTATAATTCTTATCTGCACGTACTTGAATGTTATTCGTGTTAGCGAAAGTAATAGTTTTTAAAATTGCTTGAGTATCATCGGTAACTCCATCACCAATTGCACCAAACTGCTCAGGCGTTACAAAGTATTGAGCTTGTAACAGGTTGCCTCCAGATGGAAGACCAACCATTGCTGCACCAGTGGTAGATGACAAAAGGTTTTTCTCTACGTAAGAAGTAGAGGCTGTTGTTTTACCAATAAAAGCAAACAATTTGTTAGGTAGACCAGTAGACGGATCTAAACCTAATGGTTCTGCCAGAATAATTTTACTATCTTTGATAGTAAATGCTTCACCTTGAATCTGAATTACACCGTTAATGGTGACAATAGCATTATCAAAGATATAAGGAGGACTGATTTCTGTTTCATATCCTGTAGCACCTTTAAAATACCAAGGATATACATCTGAAGCTAACTGTTCAGTTTTAAGAGCGTACAGAGTCCAGTTACTGTCCCCTACAGGTGTGCCCTGCATAGGTACAGGGTTCGCAGTAGTGGCAGATGGGGCATAATAGTACCCACTCAAGATACCGTTTTCAAAATAACGTAACTGGTTAAATACAGTTTCAGTTGATCCTGCTGACCAAGCAACAGGACTCTTAAAGAAGAAGTTATCAACAAGTGCTTTACGCAGTGTAGGTATTAAACCTGTTTCGGTTTCTACAGTTGCTGTAGCATCCCCATTAATAACATCATGCATCTGGTTAGACGAGAATATAACCAGATCAACACCTTGTTCTAGTGTCGTAGCAGGATATGTTGGAAAATTCGCCATTAATTTTTGTCCTTACTTTGTGTGCGCTTTGTAATCTCCTCTAGCATTAATTGAACAGGAGCATTTTTTAAATCCATTATTTTTTCAATCTTCTGTTCTAAGGCAGTATTATTTGCCATTAATGTAGAGTTGATCTGGTTAAGCATTTGAGCAAGTTCTGCTTTGGTAGCATAAGTGGATTCAACAAACACCAACTTCTTTTCTAGTTCGCGGTATTTGTCTTCCATTTTATCCAAATCACTTGCCATATCATCTATCTTCTGTTTGAAGACCACCCAGATTACGCCAATAAGAGGGATAATCGCCTCTTTAGCGATATCCCATACTTCTGTTAGCTCCATACATTGCCCCTATTTCTTAGGTCTTGTAGGCCAAGTTATATTAGGTGCATCTTCAACGTTAATTTGAATTAATGTTGCACGATAGAGTTTAACTTTTCCTAACCAATCTTTTTGTTCTTCAGATAAACCTTGTAATTCCTCTAAATCTTGAATTGCAGATATTTGATTTGTGGCCCAAGTTAATTCTTTTTCCATTTTAAGGTTGGCATCTTCTATTGCAAACCCATTATGAGAAATAAACTTACCATTGTCATATCTCCACGACCCTAGGTTGCTTTCTTCTTCTATTTTATCTGGAACATTGTATGTTACAAGAACAGTAAGACCAGCGGGAAAATATGTAGAAACATCTTTCGTAGCTGCAACAACTACATTGTTGTGATCTAGAGTTAAGAAATAGGCATCAGGGTAATTTTTGGATAAATATTTCTGAATTTCGTACCAATCATTACCATCTTTATCTTTAAGAAAACCAACACCTATTGAAAGATAGATGACATTTTCTTCTGTCAATTCTGGTTGATATAGTTCAAAGCCAGTGTAAATAACATCTTTTTTCATGTGTTCTCCTTACTAAACGTTGGTTACTGTTATCCACCTACCATTAATGTAATATTGTAGCGGAGCAGACCAATACCAAGCACCACGAAGTTCTTTCTTATCACCAAAACCCCAACCTGTGATCACGTGACCAGCATAGAAAGGAGATTCAGATACACCAGCTTTAATACGTGTACCTAGACGGATAGAAGACACAACAGAAGAAACTCTATTGTTAATGTTATTAATTTGGCCTTGCAAGTTGCTATTAACGTTGTTAATATTATTTTGCAGTGTACTTTGCAATGAGTTTAGTCTTGAGTTAAGATAATCTAATCTTACAAGAGCATTACCATTGCCAGTATCTTGACCAGAATTAGAACGAGGATTGTCTATTAAAACATAACCTGCATCATACAAACGGACTCCACAAGATGTTCCTCCAGTAGATGGATTTATTCTATAAATATAGAGTTGACCACCTGCACCTGGTTCAGAAGACATATTGCCTACTGTTTGTCCATTATAGTTTCTAAAAAATAATGTTGCAGGATCTGTAGCACCTGTACCACAAGTGTAAATATCACCTGCATAGATAGCACCACCATTATCACGCTTAACAAGGACATTTCCTACAACTTGGTTCGATGTTGCGTCTGTAATGTTAGCTGATAAGTGATTATGACTGTTATCTACTACTTGAATAGATAGTGTTACAGCAGCATTACCATTCCATGTAACTTCACCTGTAGCATCACCTGCCATTGTAATTTTAGTACCGACTATAGGAAGATATGTAGTAGGCAATGTTGGGAAGAATTCATCTTGCATATAGCGAATCCAAGACCCAATATTGTTTAAGATCCAGTTCATTTCTTCACAAGTCATAATCTGACCAAAGTCCATACCAACATTACGGATGGTTTCTTTTGGTCTAATCTTGTTTGTGTTTCCCGTTCCTGGGAGGGTTACTGTTTGTGTCGCCCAGTCAGGGTAGTATTGTGGCTTTGCCATTAAGGGTAACTCCTTATTCTATTTGAGCTATCAGCATAGTCATTCGCCCTGTATCATCTCCTTCAGCCTCTGTGTAAAGAGAACCTAAACCACCTATGCCATGAGGTGGAGTTGTGGCATAATAGGAAGTGAAACCAAAGGCTGAACCCGCTTTCGCACCTAAGCGATAACTACTTAGGATCGGGAAAACGTTAAGTAACTGTGCTACTGCCTGATCGGATTGTAGACACAAATTATAAAAGAATACATCGAATGTTTTATTTAATCCAACGTATGTATTGATCGTTTCTTTTTCTGTTCCTGTAAAACGAGCGAACATATCAATGATATCATCTCGCGTACCAGAAGACGCAACACGATAAGCCCTGATTTTTAATATTGTACGATACTCTTCATCTGTAGCACCATTTCTTTCCATCCCCATCTCTTCACCAATAAGATCTAAATACTTACCAGTTGCAGTAGAGATTAAGCGGTGTTTGGCAAGATAGATCATTGCCTGATCTATCTTTTGTTTTTCGCTAGAAATGATATAGAGTAGTTTGACAATGTTCGGAGAAGATTTAAAATCTTCAATCAGTAGGTCTTTAACATCTTCATTGATACTATCCCACGTTGTCACATGGTCAACACTCACTGCCATTTTTAGACTCCGTACTCGTAGGAAATATTATCAAGGTCAAAGGATGGTACAACATTGTACGCTGGAGTGATATCTCCCTCATTATATTTACTGTCATCCTCAGTATTAAGTTTAACATAAACACGGAGAGAAGTCAAGCGTCCGAACGCAAGTGCAGAATAAATTACACCTTTTATCTGATCGTTAGTTACTGTTGACCCTAGCTCAAAATAAGCCTGTAGATTTGAAAGAGCAGAAACAATATTTTCTCTTTCTGTTGTACTTAACACACTACCATTGCCAGTTTGATATACTAGTCTAAGTGAATATTCCGCATTGTCACCAGGAGAAAAACGAATTACTTCTTGACCGCCGTCTTCTGTTATGATAGTAATTGCTGTTGTACCATAGGTTAAGGTGTTAATAGGCTTAGTATTATAAATAACCTGTGCAACTTCTTCTGCTGTACCGCCATACACAATAGTCTGGAATGTCATAGCTGGAGCATGTTCCTGATCATGTAATGTAGGGTTATCATAAATCTTAACCTTTGTCACACCATCTGTCAGTAGCAGAGCTTTAACAATAGCAGCACGAGTAGCAGCATTAGCTTCATCCATATTATCATTAAAACGAGAACGGAATTCTGCATCTGTTTCAACATCCGTACCTGGAGAGAATGGGTAGAAGTTACCTGTATCTAAAAAGCCTGTAAACGTTGAAGAAATACCTGTAATACTTTCTGTACCTACTGGATTATAACCAACGTCTGAACACGTAACTGGAATTTCACTCCATTTTGTACCAATTGCAATAGATGCGTAAAATTTCACTGGTGTTACTAGACCTATTGGGTTAACATTATCTTCTGGATTATAACCCATGTAAACATTACTGGCATCATTCCATACTAAAGCACGATCTGTTGTTGATACGTTAGCTTTAATGAAATTCGTGAGATCTAAAATAAAGTTTGTATTGCTAGGACTTAGTGTTTTACTGTTAAGACCACCATCAATAGCACTTTGAATGTAGAAAGTAATAGAAGTTTCACCAGAAGCTGTTGCGTTTGCTTTAGAAATGGTGTATGCTCCAATCTTAGCATTCAACATTGTTGGTGCACTGACATAATAAGTCAAATCGTTATCGGCATTAAAATAAACATCGGTGCTTAGTTCATAAGTCCAAGCTGCCTTATTGTTAGATTTAACATAAGCATAACCACTACCAGCAGAAGCTGCCTTACGATAAAAACCTCTCTTAGAGAAAATTTCATCAAGGTAAATACCTTCTGCACCATCTAAGGTTTGGGTATTGTAAACACCTTGCATACCTTCCCAAAGGGTGTAATCTGTATATGCAATAATACGAAACAGTTGACCAAAGACAGTATCTTCAGATGTAGCTGTATCTGCACCGAAAGTGTTTTTCAATGCTGTCATATAATTATTTAAAATATCATCAAACGTTGGAATTACAAAACCAGCATCTGTTAAACCATAATCTGCCATTAGTTATCCTCCTTATCAGGGGCAGGTGATCTGCCCCAACGTAAATCTATTAAATTCTTCATTAGTCTGGATGGTGTGATCATAAAAACAAAAGCCCAGCCCATCCATTCAGGAATTTCTTTATCAATTCCCAAATAAATAAACATACTGGACATAACAATCATACCAATAGCATTCCAAACTTTAGTAGAACTGACTTTATTATCAGGATATGTACAAAACATACCTATTAAAAATTTTCTCATGGTGCGTTCTCATTACTTTTTAAAATCACGATATACAGCTAATTCCCCAAGGTCTACAGAACCCGCTGAATGCACAAGTACAGCAGCACTAAGACTAATGGCAGTAATACCTGGGGCAATTGATGATTAGATCAGTTCTGCTTAGCCTTTCATCCTAGCTCCTATATTGATGGCAGCAAAGAGACATTAACATCTCTCACCAACCCATCAACGCTAGTTAACGTAACTGAGATGTCACCTGTTGAACTATCAATAGATAAGCTAACAGTAACCCCAGTTCCTGAAAGACCAATCCTTCCAGAGCTTGCAACAATTCCACTGGTAATGACATCAAGATAGAAATTTTTTTCGTGCCTTACCCCTATAGGTATTTTTATATAATCACCTTGTGCAGTATTGCCAATTCTACACTCAATCAATATGGCTCTGGTGACATATGTATCGTATAAATCTTGCGCGATATTGGGCTTAGTGAATGATAACGTTGCTCCCACAGTGGCTGGCAATCTACCTGAGGACTGTGAACCAATAATCCGTCTCCCTTTAATAACTTGGGACATTCCAACATTTACATCATCGTCCATACCGAGGTTTCCGGTTATAGATTTATTTAATGTAGGAGCCTTCTGGTTAATTGCTGAAGTAACAAAACCGGTCATATCACTTCCAGATACCAGGAGTGTCCCATTACCAGAGCCAAGAACCGATACGTTAAACGATGGGGAATTTGTCCCACCCTGACCCCATTCGTTAGCTCCGTTTCTAGTTCTTACCCCAGAAATTACAATTTTACCATTATCAATAATAACAAAGTTTGCGGAATAGTTGTCATTCATTGGTTGATTAGCACCACTGCGAGCGACGACAACTCCGGTTACAATCCATGACGAATCCTTGCCAGCAACTACCCCGCCTCGTCCAGCCCTGTCGCACAGTTCACCTGAAATCTGGTTTTCTATTGATTCATACGCATACCAGTTATCACCAGCGTTCCATTCATTCCGGCATCCTCCAAAAAAGTTACTATTTGCTCCACCGACAAGAGCTACGCCTCGGTCATTGGCATTGATTGTGCAACCAATCATCATAGAGTCTATTAAATTTTTAACTCCGTCCCCATTTCCAGATAGAGAACAAAAGTATGCTTTCACTGTTGCGATGTATCTTGCTGATCCTTCCTTATTCCAACCAATACCAATAGCAAAACGGTAAATTCCGCACCCCTCTAGTCGAGTACCATTGAACTCGGTAGATTTATCTGTGGAATAAAAAAGATACGTTGTTTTATCTCGACCATCAAAAACAATATCCCGGAACAAATGACGACCAGTTGAATAAAATGGGAAACTTGCTCCAGTTGCTACGCGAATAACGACCCCGCAATTAAGGAAGCTACTGTCATCTGATACAGTGTATGGTCGACGACATCCCCACCCTATAAGTGAGAATCCCAATGGAAGCGTCGCAGGATCACTGCCAAGTTCAATAATCCCCAGGTTCCAAGGTATATCAAGGACCATAACTCCCGCAGCTATAGCGGCTTTTAACGCATAATCCGCTGCGACTACTGCTCCAGAAGTTGTGAGTAATGTTTGTTGATCTGATTCGGTAAGGTATTCGAAAAGTGACGCACGAATGATTCTACCCAGAGGTGAGGCGTTCCGAGACACCATTTCTGCTCCATCTGTATCTTTCAACTGGGTGGCTAAAACCACCCCAGTGTCAGTAAGAAAGTTGGAAACTGTGCTTTTAACAGTCTTATCAGATTGGTCTAAAACCAGGTAATCAGAATCATTAACTTTTGATGTTTCGGGTAAATTAGTAATTGTAGTTGACATTTTTACTCCTATATATAAAATTTTTGTGTTGTTACTAAATCTTCTCCAGATTTAGTGGCTAATGTAATTCCACTTATAGTGGCAATCTCAACATTTACCTGTTTAAGAGTGATATCTTGCAAGTAGCAATTCAAAGGCACATTACCCATATAAAACACTTGGGATTTTGAATTAAGAACAGTTATTGAATCATGCATTATTTGTGGGTAAGCCCATATGTATTGATATAAACCAACAAACTTCTGGTCATTCAATACAATATTGCCTATAATCATTTTCCACAAATATGTTCTATAGTTTGATTCAGGATCAAAGCCATATAATGGTGCTAGAGTTGCATCTGGAACAAACCCTGCAAGATAATGTATCTTATCGTAACTAAAACCTAGTTGCTCATTAGGTATTGTGATAGCGTCGAAAGATCTTTCCATTTTACCTTCCAACAACCAATCATAACATTCTGAACAATAAAAGTCAAAGTTTTCTGGGATATAATAATCTTTAGGGAAGTTAACAAACTCCATCATACCATTACCCAAAATGGATGGCACAAATGGTAACAATGTAACTTTAGCTCCAGGATATGCCAACCTGGTATCTGTTGCAAATTTAGCAACACGCAGTCCTAATGTTTTAGAGAGGAATGCATAATATTCATCATATGGTGTACCAGTTTTATAATTTTTAACTGTACCAACATCTTGTGCATATAATCCAGTTTCATTATTAAATGCAATTTTGGTTGTATAATCATAAATACACGGTAGATTGGTAGCTGTGTTATACCACCACCACGGTTCACCAACCTGAATAATAACTGGAAGATCATTAGCAGCGGATATAGAAGCTATCTTATTTATTACACCTTGTAAATAATTCATCCCTTCATCAATTGAAGGAGATAAAACATAACTTGGTGGCTCATAACCTGTAGCAGCAAGATCATCATTCCAAGCATGTTGTACCCATTCTACAGGACACACTGTACTCATAAGTTCAAAACTTAAGGAATTCATTACTGTGTAGCCCATAGCTTTTGCATTAGCGTGGAAATTATCAAACCATGCTTCTGTTGCTGGGTTTAAATATTCTGTTCTATTCAAAGCCCATTTATTAGAACCAGCATCCCAACTAAATTGATAATAGTGTGACATACCATTATAGTGGTTAATCATATCTCTATAACCTAATCTATAGGTGTTAGAAATAACTCGCTCTGGGGTTAGGTTATACATATCATCATAAGATGTACACATTCTTATGGTGTGCGCCGGAACATTTAAATTACCCATATTCATCATACTGTAACCAGTATCAGGCTCTAGTATGGTAAACTTAAAGGAAAGATCCATATTGTCTACAGGTATAACATCTTCAATTTCTTGATACCTTGCGGAGATCAAAGAGAAGAACATGTTATCTATCTGTGTAGTGTCAACAACAATATCATTTTCTGGCCCAGATTTTAAATTTGAGAAATCTAATTTGATTATTGCTGTTTTACCGTCCTCTGAAACTTCTTCTGCATAAAAGTTTAGAGATACATAATGAACTGTTTCATCCTTCAGTGTCACTGTTAAGGATGGCATTAATTTTTCTTCTTTTAATCCAGGAACACCTTGACTAAGTTCCATTTTAAACCAAAGTTTTTCTTTACTTAAATCAGAATGTTCTTGGTAGCCTAATCCTTTGTGATCATATTTATCGTAAGTTGACCAAATAATCCCAGCAAGACCAGCCACTGTCCTATTAACCATTCTTGCCGTGAAAGAATCACCATTAGAGATAATAGAACAACTTTCTGTTGATTGAGAATCTATTGTCCAAAACTTAGGATCAAACATTCTAGACTTCACAACAGGCCAAGTTAGCGGGGTTGTATTCGATTGATTAGTCGTAATAACACAACGAATTTCTTCATTGATCATCATGTTATTTTGACTTATGCTAGTAATCTCAAGAGTAAAATAAAGATCTAAAGAGTTTGCCGGACGTTCATATACATCAACCACCACAGTAGCAGAATCTGCATCAGAAGGGAACGTTACTGTTCCCTGTTTAGCTACATAATCTCTACCAGCGACCGCCGTTCCATCGACGGTCTTATAGCTGAATGAACTGGCATTTACTCTCGTATTTCGAGTTACAGTAAAAATAGCCTGTTTCATTATTTTCCTTATTTGGTTACATCAACACTAATATCATTCATAGTTAGAACAGTTAGTGTTGGTATGTTACTATTATCCAAAATTGGTAAAGCGTTTTGAGGGTTTAGTTTACGATACAAGGCATATAAACCAAAACCACGTAATAGTTCTCCAGCATGGAAACCAAAGAACATTCCGTTATCTGAATCTGGGCGTGGTGCAACACTCCAGGAACCATTCATCGGATGGTTAGGGGAAAGCACAATATAGTTTTGCTGAATTAGATCAAAACATCTGTCTGCTACAATACCAATGTTTGGAATTTGTGAATCATAACCTGCCAAGCCCATGATTGAACAACCCGCCATAAACAGTGCAGACATATGACTAGTAAAGTCATCTATAGGCGCAAGAACTGTACCATCTGGGTTAAAGATAGTTGGTGTTCTTCCATCATTATTGTCTTGGAACCATTTAAGGTAGTTGATCCAATTTTTACAAACAGTTACTAGTTTTTCAGGAGGTGTTTCTCCTCTTTGTACAAGTTCGTACACAGCATGACAAGCACAGTAGAATGCACGAGCTTCATAACCATCCCACGCTTTTTCATTCCAGTGTTTCATAGTAAACGTATTAGGTTCACCGTATTTTCTTGCATCCCAACGATCCCACACATATGCTTGTGCCATAGGCCCAGGCATCACAGGATCAAACGTGTTATAAAACCACATTTGAGCATCATACAAGAAATCAATACTGTTGTTTAAACGTGTCCAATCAATATCCCTACCTGCGAAACAGTATAAGGAAGGATACTGGTATCCTGGGTATGGAATACCACGCCATCCATCGTATAATGCAGTGTTTGGGTCACTGATATTAGAGAATGGAATTATTCCTGGTGTGTAATTAAGACTATTTAACTTATAGTCAATAATAGTACAATCACCTAACTTAGCAGTATGAGGACTTGAAGCCTGTACAGTAATACGGAAGTACATGGTATAATCATCACCAGAAGATGACGAATATCTTTCAGGTACATCGTTAATACAATAGAAATCTATTGTTCCTGTTAAACCATTGACAGGAGCCGTATCAAGAACTAAATTTACCTGATCTACCGCAGTAAGATTTATTGCTGAAGGTTTAGGATCTGTTTCTGGATGATTAGGCTGGTAAGCACTTAACTTAAAAGCAGAGGCTGATAAAGTCTTCGTACTCCATGCCCCTTGCGTTTTAGGCAGCATAGCCCACCATCTCCAACCTTGAGCATCCGTGATAGTCATGTTAAAGTCATCTTCATATGTTCTATATGTGATAGACTTAACATTAGCTTTTGATGTAGGGGTTAACCAAAAACCAACAGTGACACCACCATCCGTATCCATTGATGCAGTAACAATCTGGTCATTATTAGTTCCAGCAATACCTGTTACATACTTATATTGTACCACAGTATTGTCACCCCAGTCAACAATAATTCGAGGATCTGCGATAATATATGTTCCACCATTTGGAGGGGTACTTCTCATAAAGCTGGATAATGGAATATCCATGCTTGTCATATTAGCTGTACCTAGTGGTAAGCCACAACGGTAAGTTACTGTGTTATTTTCATCTTTGGTCTTACTTAGCTCCAATTCTGGACGGAAAAGGATACCATGTCCTGCGTCATCTACACCTTGGAACTGAACTCGTAACTTAGAGTTCTGATCAACTTTAAACCAAATAGATTGCTGTTCTAATGTTGTTTGAGCAGCAACATCTTGTCTAATAACAATATAACCTAAAGTATCTCTTGAATATTTAGGTATTGCTGTAGATGGATACGAATAATCGTAAGAGATGCCATCTGTAAACGGAATAGTTGCATATGTAGACTTACGGAAGAATTTATCAAACATATCAATGTTTGAATAATCTTGACACACTAACAGTGAAGACTGCCAGCATAGCCAATATTTTCTTTCCCCTGTAATTTGGTACATCAGGTAATTAGCATCACACCACCAAGTTTCGGCATCTGACGCATTATCCTGAAAACCCATTTCTACCGGAACGTTAACTGGTCTGTTATGCCACATAGTGTTACGCTCCATTAAATAACCACCGTGTTCAACAGGGTTACAAGTCGCGTAGTTAAATTTATATGTACCATTTACAGAAGTATTTTTTAGTTGAACTGTTCCGTATTGAGATGTTGGAAAACCTTCTTCTAAGATATTTCCATCCCAATCAACTTTACGTCCTAAACGATCAATGATCCAATCAACATCCCATTGATCTCCCTTCTTAGACCAATCTGTTGTACCATCTGCATTAACAGCATATACTGTAGCGTTTACAGAGTTCCATCCTAGATTACCATTAAAAGCAAACCATGCTTTGTCAAGGTATTCTCCCCAATGAGGAGCACCATGAGGAATAACTGTTCTACCGTTAGTCCACGTCATTAAGCTACCCTTAAAACCTCCGTGTGTAGGGTAGCCATCATCTGTAAGAGGATAATGTGCAAGACGTGGTTCTTTACCGTTAATAATCCAGTTAGGGCGATATTTTGCTGGCGGATCTGGTATAGGTTGACCACCAAAGAAGTAATCTATATAGGCTTGCCAATATTTTTTAGCAGAGTCTAAATACTTTGTATCGCCGGAAGCTAGGTATGCATAAGCGCAACCAAGAATAAGCACGGATTGACCTTCTGTTGTAGCATCCCCGTTTGGTTGCCCTTCTTGAGCAGTCCAGTTTATAAAGTGTCTGTTATTAGCTAGAACGTTTTGTGGGTTTAATACATAGTGTTGCACTGTAGGATCTACAGTTAAACCTGTATTACGATCTAAGAACTGAATATGTCCATCGATCAGTTGAAAAACATTGTCAATTCTGTGCTTAATTCTTGACATTAAATCACTCCTGCCATCACTAAACTACCTATCCAGGTAGCTCCATTATCATAACTAACAAATTCAAAAATATCTGTAGCTCCCTGTTTATAACTCAAAACAGGAGCGCGACCAAAACTCCATTTAACAGATTGAGGCCACGTTACTTTATTTGCTCCACTGCCTTGACGTAGGGATAGCGTAAAGTTTTGAACAATGTTAGTTGTAACTGGAACATTACTAAATGAAATACTGCAAGTTGGACTAGATAAAGTGGCAGAGAAATACTCTGCCGTGCTAATATCTAAAGCTAGGGTATTTGTAACAGTACCCCTTGCAGAAAGACGATTTCGTGTAACACCAGCACCCGCAAGAAGAACACGTAATGATGTTTTCTTAGTAATGCCGGATTGATCTGTTACAAAATAATCTGTGTCTGAAACAGATGTTGTTACAGGTAGATCAGACACCTTGATTGTAGTTAAATCAGCCATTATTATTTGTAGCTCCCATTGTTGCTGTTATAGCATAGTTGTAATTGGTTGCAAGACCTTTATTGGCTTCGTTAACAAGGTATTTTTCAAGCAATGCCTCGTTAGACCACTCATTCCACCAAGTAGAATAAGTATCTTTAGGAAGACCAACAATGTTAATAAAGCGATAGAGTCTATTTGCAGATTCAACAATTTCAAATGCTTCACAAGTGATTGCTGCATTATCATCACCAGCTTCTGGATAGATATATTCTTCAGACGGCTGTGTACTGAACAGAGCACTAACAACTTGTTCACCAACTGTAACAGTAACATTCATTGAGTAATACCTATCATCTCTATCATAAGAGGATGTGTAGGAATTGATATTATCTATATAAACATTACTTGCAATAGTTGATAAGAAAATGCGATCAACAATCTCTTTCTTCTTGGCAACACCAATAATCTCTTGCAGATATGGAACCCCAAAATTAGAATTGAGGAACCATTCTCCACGGAAAGTTCTAAGTGTTATTCCAAGCGTCTGTGCTGCAATTTCACTTTTAGTTGTGGTTAGTGTTAAATCACCATCCACCATTACTAAATCGTTAGAACCATCAAGTTTTAAATCAAATGGTATTCCCATCTGTTAACCTCCATTTGGTTTGTCGGAAGTAACAGTGCTACCACCAGTTTCAACACCGCGTACAGGGTGTGTATGTGTGTGTAAACCAATGCCACCACTATCTTTCATACGACCGTCAGGTGTGATTGTTAAACCGTTTAAATTTACAGTACCACCTTTATATGTCATAGTCCCACCTTGCAGTGTAAGTTTTCCTCCTCCTGCATCAGTAAGAACGATACTGTTTGGTGTCATATCTATTTTCATACCTTGTGTGTTGTACACAGATATATTACCGTTAGGATCAAACGAAGCGTAAGTTTGCTTATTATTTGAGATAACAACTTTTTCAGAGTCTACTTCTTCAGAAGAATCTGTAGCTGTTGCTATCTTAGGAATAAAACAGGCTGGATACAAACCACAAGGTTGAATTAATGTTCCGCTGCTGGCTGTATCTCCGTCTGTCTGGAAAGCATTCGACGGATCTCTTTCTGAAAAGACAACAACACCAATATCTCCTGCTTTAATTGGAAATGAAATTCTACCTGTACCACCACCATTTACCATAAAAGGAACATCGTGGAATGTTGGGTAATCTATTTCATCTTCAGTAGATCTGGTATTTTTTACGATAGATTCTAAAGTTACTGTCTTAGATCCATAATCTACACCAATTACCCTTACAGGTAAAGATGTATGTACTTCCGCAACTTGTTCGTTGATTAATCCACGGATTGCTGTTACAAAATTTAAAGCATCCATTTCTAGCCCTTCTTAATAATTGCAGATACAGATACAGACTCTACTTCAGTTGTCCAGTCTTTACCTTCCCTATCTCCTGTATGAACAACAGACACCACCTTAAAACCACCATCATAGTTATGACTCTTGAGCCAAACAGTTTTTTCTGGTAAGATAGCACCGTTCATTTCACATCTGAACTTAACACCATCGGTAGGCTTTTTAGCTTTCTTAGAAGATTTAGTTACTTTTTGTGTCGGTTTAATATCGTTGTGGAAAGGTTCTGGACTACCAATTAAACCTGTTTCTGCACTAATATATGCGCATCTTGCACTAGACATTTGTGATCTTGGTGTTACGTAAACAGATCCATCTTGTATTGACACATTATGATCAATACCTTTACAGATACTTTCTAAGTAATGTGATGTGTTACCACACATAGCTGTTGCAGATGATAAAGTTTTCTCTGTGTCTACGTGAATATTACCTTCTGTAGTACCTAAATCTTTAACTAAGTCTTTAACAACCTTACTTACTTTTGTACCTTTCGGATAACTTCTGCTTGTCCTTGCTTCGGAGATGTTAATACCACCATCCAGACAATGTAACACTGTACGTCTGTCTGTATTGTTAAAAGTATCACTCACCCATTGCACCGTTCCCTTAAAGATCATAATTAACTCTTGACCTTCATAACCTACTGCCAAAGCAACAGCCAAGTTGTTACGAATACCTTTGTTAATATAATTAACAGTATCATCACTTAGGTTATAAATAGTTATCTCGGCTTGATTAGGATCTTTATTATTATCTTTTCTTATTGTAAAAGATATTTGGTGCTCAGTAATAACATACAAATTAGGGGTTGATTTTTTAGCATCCCCTAGTTTAGTATCTAAGTCTACTGTAGATTTGAAAGAGGAATTTTTTGTCCTTTTTTCTTTAGTATTAGTAGCTGTACCTATTAACAGTTTGTATGCTCTGTTTAGATTGGGTGCAGGAGCTTTTGTGTAATTTCTTTCTTCTGCCATTTAAAAACTCCTTTTATCATGCTTGATATGGAAGAGCGTCGATATAAACCAAAGCAAATCTTTTATCTACACCTGTGTCATAGTAATTAGGTCTACCGTTTATTTTAACAGTATCTACCAAATAGAGTTGACCATCCGGCACAGATTCTATATACTTATATGGTTCTAGAAGATCTAAACCATTGGTTACTTTAAAAGTTACACTAGGGTTGTCTCCTGATAATCCTAATTGCATTTGCCACGCTTGATCTCTTGTATTCCATCTCAAACGTATATCATAATCTACTCCATCGAGAGTTACCGTATATGTTTGGTCTGGGTACTGTTCTGTAGGTAAGTACCAAGAATAATAACCTAAATTTCGATCAATAAATACTGCATTGTAGCCACTATTAGATGTGCTTCTACTGATCTTTGAATAAGATGAAATAGCCAAAAATTTTCTCCTTATTTTTTACCATCTGCACTGTGATCACTAAGATGTTCTGTACCAGTTGCTTTCCCTGTTCTTGCATCCAAATCAGCATCTGGACTAGTACCTTTCTTGTTTTTAACACCTGTATTCTTATTTGGTTTTGTCTTAAGTGCAATTGCATTTGTTTCCCCGTAAGAAACTAATCTTACTTGTTCAAATTCCAAGTCAAATTGCATTGCATATTCTGTTTGATATTCGTATGATATGCCTTTCAAAATAACATTCTCATACACCTTATGCTCTGTTATTAAAATGATAGGCTGTCTTTCATCAAATATTTTATCTAAGTAAGTAATTGCTTGACTGATACGAGTACCGTTAACACCAGCACTATATAACATATCTCGCATCAACCTTACAGGTGTCTCTGTAATCATTCCTGATAAAGAGAAAGTATTATTCTTAACTTGAACGTGATCCGATACATTAGCACCATTTTCTACAGGATAACTAGTTACATCTGCTTGACGTTTTACACCGATATTTGGAACAGCATCAAAAACTATAGCTTGGTAGTTTTGAATATATTGATCACTTGCACTATTGTAAACACTTGCTAAAATACAAAAACCATTCTCCCCTTTCACAGTAGAGGCAGAGTTATTTGTGTTTTTTGTAGAATTTATATCTTGTTCCGCTTTATAAACCGCTTGAACGTGTTGTTCTGGAGTGTTTGCTGCCATATAATTTTACCTCTTAATGTGATAAGAAACATTCTCCCTTATCACTCATTTTATCACGAAAAACAACTCTTTGTCAAGACAAATAAAAGCCCCGCCGAAGCGAGGCTTTATGCATTAACCACCAGTAGAAGATTGTCCACTGCTTAACTGAAGAGTTAAACCTTGTGAGAAGTTACTAAAACTGGTATTCATTGTCGCATCTAGATAATTACTAAAACCATAACCATCTGGAATAACATTAATCTGGAATGCGTTGTCTGGGATAACAACCGTATTCTCTAGACTTAACGGTATTGGAACACCTTGGCGTGGTGTTAGCATAGATGCTGTTAAATCAGGTCTATTGTAACCAATACTAGAAGCACTTGGATTTAAGGCACTAGTTAAGAAACTACTATCAAAGTCACCTAAAGGTTGATTTTCAGGTAGATGTTGATCTCTTCCAATAGGCCAAAAAGCCCAAGGATTACCACCAACCTGTGCATCGTACCCATACTGCGTACCATTATAATAATCTCTTACAGCTTCTTTAGTATTGTTTTTTGGCCCAACCTTGTTTGAAAAATCAAGGAAATATTTTGCAATTTTTGCAAGGCTACTTACAATACTACCAGACATTTCACCAAGACCACGAGCAGCTTCTTGGAAAGTTTTCATATTTTCTGCAAAATCTGGTGCAGATTTTAAACCATCCATAAACCCTACAAGTAAGTTATTGGTAAAACCTTCTCCTGCTGCATCGATTTTTGCTCTTAATTTAACAAAATCTTGTGCTGCTTGGATGTTTTCGTCGTTAAGAGTTGCGCCTGAATTACTTAACATTCCCAGGACTTCCATAAACTCTTTACCATTGTCCAAAAACATACGTTGGTAGTGCATTAAGTCATCACCAAGGTTTTCCATCAGACGACCAATTTGCGCAGAGTTCATTCCTCTTTTTTGACCTTCATTAACAAGTGCTTGAACAAAGTCTAAAGGTCTGTTCTGGAATTTAGCAACATCTTCCTTCGACCAACCAAATTGGTTCATGATTTCATTAATACCACTATCTCCACCTTTCCACTTACCTGATTTTTCATCAAATTCAGAGTGGAGTACAGTGTTACCTAAACGTTCACGAACGTCTTTAATGTTATCAATAGCTTTAATAATACTAGCAGAGTCTACACCGTTCATTTCACCCCAAGTACGCATTGTTAGGATTGCGTTAGGGTTTACCTGTACGTTCTGACCGCCTCTACTAACCATATTAATACGTTCTGCCGAAGCTGCGATACTTTCAGCGATTTTGCTTATACCTTGATATAAACCAGCACCTAAAAGAGCAACACCAAACATAGCAGGGTTAAGAGCAATAGCAGCATTACCTACACCAGATAGCTTACGTTGTCTATCTCGCTGTCTTGCTTCTTTTTCTCTCCTTTGCTGACGTTCGAACTCCTTTCTTTCTCTTTCTCGAACACGCTGTCTTCTTTTATCTTCTGCTTCTTGCAGACGGGCAATTCTACGTCTAGCTCTCTCTTCATCAAGAAGTTGTGCATTCTTCTCTTTATGAGATCTGCGTAGTTCTTCTAACTGTCTAGCCAAAGTATTGTTCATTTGTTGGCTAGTAATCACGCCTTTACGATAAAGTTCAACAGTCTCTTCTACAATCTTTTTAGATTTTTCTAGAATTCTGCTGTCTGCTTTTGTAAAAGGCATAGCTTTAAAACTAAAATCGTCTTGCTTCATATTAGCAAGTGCTGCACGTTTAGCGGCGGCTTCTGCGGCTCTTTCCTCCGGTGTCTTACGTCCTCCAGAAGATCCAGAGCCACCTCTACCACTTCCTCCTTTTCCACCACCACTTGAACCTCCGGTTGGTGGGATTGGTGGAGGATTACCGCCGCCAAGACCTGACATTTGCTGCCTTATTCTTTTAGCATACTCTTCCATACTTTTAAACTGACGACGCATTTTAGTCATATTTAAAGATGGTTCAATAGATTCTGTAAAAGTTTTAAGGTTTTTAATTGCGTCTTTAGTATTTTTTAAACTGTCTTTATCTACAGTAAACGTTACTGTATTCTTAATCTTGGAAGTGTTAATTTCTAACAAGGGTAATCCTCCGTATTACTTATGAATCTGGAATTAATTTTTTCATAGCCGTATCCAGTTCTCTTATTGTTCTCTGTTGACCACGTTTAATATCCGCATCTTTAACGTGAAGATCTTGTACATAGTCTTCAAATGTTAAATATTCATAAATTTTAAGTAGATAATCTACACCGTAATTATCTAACGAGGACAAGGTTTCGGAGGTATTCTTAATTACCTTACAAAGAATTACTTCATACCATGTCAAGCTAAGGGTTTGTGAGGCAATTTCAATTGCTGATTTAATTGCCGGACTTAACTCTTCGCTAGAGTCTCTATTCCTTGAAATTGGGTCAACAGTTTTCCGAAACCTCGTTTGAAAAAAGGGGCATAGTTCACCTCAAGAACTTTTGCAGCTAAGTCAACAACTAATTCTGGGTGAGCAAAAAACAATTCATCAAAATTATCGGAAACACTGTGACCTGCTTCTGTGTAAACTTCATCTAAAATTTTACGTAAGAATGCGGCTAAGTTTTTTTCTTCCAGACCACTGAATAATTGGATCAGCGCCATAGCAATACGAGCTTCTAGATCTTCATCTGCTGACATAAGAGCAGTATTATACATTGTCATAGGAACAGCTAGTACACTACCTAGTTCTGGAATCCTTTCAAAAACTTTAGTTGGACTCCACTTGAGAACTCTAAATTTTACACTGCGTCCTTCATCCAGATCAATTTCAACCATTACTTCTGGACGAGCAAATTTTGCAATAGTATTATCTTTTTGTTGTTCCATTATTTCCTCTCTTTAAAAATAAAGGGCATTTCTGCCCTTTTTATTACTGAATAGTTAGAGCACTAATAGAGTTAAGTGCGTTAACACCAACACCTACAGTAGAACGAAGTAGGCTTGCATCTTTAAGACCAATTACCCATTGGTTTTCTTGAATAGTTTCACCAATAGTGTCGTCCGGTTGGCTTTGAATCCAACCAATTGTGCTGATATAATATCCGCGAGGGTCTTCTAGATATACGCTAAATGCTACTTGACGAGTAGAATACATCGTTTGTGCATAAGCAGCAAGAACTTCGTTTGCTGGGGAAGTACGTTGCAGTGACATTGTTAGCGTACCTAAACGGTTACGACTAAGAGCCAAGGAAACGTCACCATCAGTACCTGAATATGGGTTGATGATATCGTTAGTTTTGTTAATAACAATTTTGGTATCTGCGGCGAAACCCCAAGGTTCCCAACCACCCAAAGACAGGATTACTTGAGAAGGATCATAGGCCATTACGCCAGTAAGCATTTTATCCAAAGTGGATCTCCTTTTATACTACTTTTCATATAAGCGGGGTTTCCCCCGCTGCTTTTAATTATGAAGATACAGTAGAGCTATTGGAATTCTGGCTATTTGCAGTGCGGTTCGTCAGAACGTTTACCTGCACTTTAACATAGTGGAAGAATCCAGCATATACGTATTCAATAACCATACCATCAACCAAACGTGCATTGATTTGAGCATCAGTCATATCTGCACGAGATGGGATATAGATAGTAGGTTTAAGGCTTACCAGAAGTCCTGTTTCCTCTGAAGTTACTACCTCATTGGCAATAGAACCATTGTTAATACCTACTTGGATTGGGTTTGCAGTAACAGCCTGACGAATCAAAGCAAGACCAGCAGAAGTTGCTCTAACACCACTACCAAGCATAGATTGCTGTTTGAATAGAGCGAACAGAGATTCTTCTACGCGAGCTTTGAACCACAGAGCGTGTACCACATAGTCAACATAGAAACCACTAACCATGAAGCCATCACGGTAGAACAGAACACCGTGTTCTTTACGGTAAATATTACCATTCTGTTGAACGATAAAGTTTTCTGCTGTCTGACCAAGTTTTTCAATCTCAATACCAACAAGGGTTTTACCATGCAGGGTAGTAGTACCTGGTGTTGCAGAGCAGATAGAACCAACTACAGCAGCCTCTGGGAACACTGTGTCAGCGTTAGTCATCCACAATGCCATACAAGTGTTATTGTAGCCCATATCACCTAAGCGTTCTAGAATGTTATCTTCTTCTTTAGTTAGAACACCTGGTTGCGAGGTAGAGAAGAAGTACACTTTATCGTGCTCTTCTACATAACCTGCTAGATCGATAATATCTTGTTCTGCGTGAGAATCAGATAGTAACCAGAACCAACTGTTTTCATAGTCTGCAATTTTAGCAATATCTTCTAAGATATCATTTGCATATTCTACTTTAGTTGTGAATCCTGAACTATCCATAGTAGCGTATTTACCTGCAACTGGGGTTACAGTGATAACACTACCATCGTTTGACACAGTGAAAAATTCTTTATACACTACGTCTGCGTTGATCATTTCTGTTAAACCAACAACAATCTCTTGAGCAGTTGCAGTATCATCGGCAACAAACTTGAAGTCCTTGCTTTTTGAATTTGCTTTAATAGTGATAACGTAAGTTGCACTATCTTCAACTACTGGAGTTAGAGTTGTTTTAGAAACATCACGCTTACCGACGATAACTTGTTCTGGTGCGAACAGACCGTCAAATAGTAGTTTTGCCATTTTATAAGCTGGATCGGCAGTGCCAAAACCTGCTTGCAGAAGTGCGTCTGAAGAAGTGAAATAATCTACAAGATTGCCAGTAACGTTATGCCCTGTAAGAATTAGAGGGATATCAAACTGTGTTTCACTAATTGAAGTAGCACCGTAGGTAAGGGTTACGGAAACTACCTTATCACGAAAAGTTGCCATTTATGCTCCTGTTAGAAACTTTATTCCAATGAATTATCCGTTGGGATATACTTAATTAATGATCCATCATCAGTCGTCGTAAAGTAATAAGTTTTACTTCTGTGAGCAACAATGTAAATCTTATCCAAAGGAAGATCTATTGGAGTAGGATCATCGTAATCATCTCTGAACGAATGAATGTTCATATTAATTGCTTCAATTTCGGTAGTTACTAAATCCTCAATAACCATCGTAGTATTGAATGTAAGAAATATTCTCGCTCTTTGTTCAGTTTTATCTCCATCCAGAACAGTGTTAGCCTGTGCAACATTTGTTGCAGATAAGAAGCTAATACCTTTGGAATAAAGATACTGGTATTTTAATTCATCTGCACCACGAAGTGCCGCAAGAACATAACTTAAAAGTGTCATGGGTCTTCCTCTAAAAGCCATAAGTTCTATTTCATACTTATTGTCCATTAGATAGGAAAACGCATCTTCACTAAAAGAATATTTTTGTGACCAACCACCTGAATCATCAGATGATACAATACGTAATGTCAGATATGGGGTTGTTGGTTTAACAAATGGTTTATCCATAACATAAACCGGAAGCCCCACTAGTCTTTGTAAGAACTTAGCGATATTTAATAATATCGTATTTTCATACAATTCAATTTGTTCATAGATATTAGCCAAAATTACCACCCTCCTCAGAATATGAATAGGTGTTATTCTGGTCATCTAGAATAGCAACACAATGTGTGTGTATTAAGAAAGATGTTCTTGTCCAGTCTTTCAAAGAATAAATGGAAAACCATTGTCCATCTATTAGTATTTGGTCAGATAATTGATCTGATCCTTGCTGGATGCCTCTGATTTCTGTTTTTGTCCAGAAGCTATATTGTGCCTTAGATCTGTATCCTTCTGGCAGTGCTTGAAGTGTTCTACCTGATATTGGTTGCAAACTTGCAGCCTCTATTGTAAAGTCTTCGTATGCTACTGTATTACCCATATTGGAAATTGGCGAATCAGGATCTTGAACATAGGTTCTTTTACGACCCTGATACGTTGTTAGATCAAGGAGAGTAAATTGGTCTAATAGCATTGTATCTCCTTTTTAGTATACATCAAAAACAGACTTATTGCAAGTTATTTTTTAGAACGACCCTTCTTGATTTCTGATTCAATACTGTTAATTAAGTGTCCAGTATCAATAAGAATATGAGAAGAGTAGTTACCTTTATCTCTACGGATTTTAATAGTCACAGGAGATAGTGGTCTATAACGTTGCAGAGCAATCGCTTTAGCAATAGATTCTCGTGAAACTTTTGCAATAGGTTCAAAGGCAGCTAAACCCCTTCCACGAAGTAAATAATTTCTAAACACTTCTTCAAAATGCTTAGGTATTTCTTTACTGGCGTGGACTGCACCGTCCGTTAAAAACGGACGTGCAGGAGTATTGTTTGTTTCATTACCAAACTGTTGTATGGCAGCAATTGCAGGGATAGTGAGATCTGATTCTGGATGGCGAACAGCAGTAAGAAAACCAGCATCTATTTCTATATTATCTAGAGCCAGCATTTTACTAAAATATTCATCTAACGACATATCATCGCCACGTGTGATCTCACATTTCATTATTTATCCCTTCTGTAGTAACCAATGGGGCCATAGTTTCTGGCATATTTGATATTTCTCGTATGTCGATCTACACTACCAACACCACCTAAACCATTTACTGAATTAGGATCACTGTTGACACGATCAATTTCACGAGCATCAACACCACCAACTAATACTTTACTCGTTACACCTCTACCAGAAGTACAACCAGGTATCATCATATCACCATCAAGATATCCTTTATAGATATTTTCCCAAGGTGAAATGTATTCTGTCTGTCCAGTACCAAAGGTTACTTCAACCTGTACTTCGCCAACTTTCTCTTTTCTAGAGAGAGCACCACCTGTTTGTGTATTATGATTTAGTACGTCTGTATTCCACAAGTATTCAAGTACAGAGATCAGACTGTTCCATAGTACAGCACATTTATTGGCATCATCATTCCCTAGCACATCTATCCACGTTTGAATGATTTGTTCAATCATTGCATCAGGAAGTGTTTCTTGTGAAGGGTTAAATACCAATATGCGGATCATAGGTACAAGGTCACTAGCTATAAGCATGTAAACCTCCTATTACTTTTTAGTGCGCTGTGCACGTTTCTTTGCTGGTGTGTCTACTGCTTTAACTTCAATTTTATCTTGCGTTTTTAATTCTACTGGTGCATAATCTTCGTAGCTAACGAGATAGTATCCAGGATGTTCTTCACTTCCGAAAGGATGAACCTGAATTCCTGTCTCTTCACGTAGACGAACTAAGAAGTGAATAAAGTTACCGCCAAGGGCTACTCTACCATCTGTAGTATAGAATGACATAGGTGGAGCAACACTAAGTGTCTTACCTGCATCTAATGCAGGAGATAGTGAAGCAAAATCCATAATCATTTCATGGTAGCTAAAATATGTTTTCAGTACAGCGTTACCCATAATCGTGTTTCCTCTCATTGTTAGTGGGACACATAATAAAAAAGCCCACCCGCAAGGGGCAGGCTTTTTAGAATCCCGTTAAGGATTAAGCAGTAGTCAGTTTAACTACCAGTTCTGGACGGGTATTAACCGCCAGCAGGGAGAATTCAGACTGTAGCTGTACAGTGCGGTGTTCAGATACCATAAAGGTATACAGATCACGAGCAACAGTGTTAGCCAGTTCTGGAGTATCCGCTGGAGCATAGTGCGCCTGGAACATATCTGGAATACCCATTGGCAGAACAAACGCTTCACCAGCAGGAATGTTACCGTGGATATCTTCGATGTAGGTTACACCATTCCATTCGAATACCTGAACGTCCATATTACCGCTTAGGCGGTCACGCAGAAGGTTCGGAGTACCTTGGAAGTATTGATAAGCCTGGCGAACAAACGGAGAGTTAACCAGAGAAGCAAAGAACTCACGAGAGCACAGAGCAACGATACGAGTAGCGGTAGAACCGTCTTGTTTCTGATCGATGATGTATGCACGAGCTTCTTTCTCAATGGTAGCAGCCGGAGAAACAGTAGTAGAAGCGAAATCTACAGATACTGACTTCTGGGAAGCACCCCATTCGGTGTACCAGTTGTATGCAGAGTTAGCTGCACCACCAACACCATTGTATGCACGACCCATTACTGCTTCTGCAAAGATTTTTTCTTTAGTTTTTGCAACATCACGCAGGATTTGAGTCATATAGCGGTTAACAACTTCCGCTTCGGTACGCAGGTTATCATTGATGCCACCCATAGCGAAGCTACGGAAGGATTGAATGTCCTGTGCCTTAATGTTCTTATCCAGAGGGAAGAACGGAATACGGAAGACTTTAACGCTAGGAGCGTCCATAGTCAGGAAGTTACGCTCACCACCACGTTCACGTGCTGGGATCAGACCATCTGCATTTTTCTGTCTTCCAATTTCGATAGCAGTGGTAGCATGGTACTGAACATCGAACAGGTTCAGACTTGCGATAAGTGTATCAGGAGTTTCTTGTAGCTCAATCATTGGGCTAAAGTCAACAACCTGATCTAAGATAATAGCTGGCATGTATAAATCTCCTATTAAAAATTAAGAAGTGAAAACAACTTTTTCAGTCAGTTTCAGATCGTGAGTTTCCAGTGCTGCAACGCCAGCGTCATCAATCAGATCACCACTCTTGTAGTAAACTGCATAGCGGTTGAGAGTCAGGTCACGTACACCAACAACTGCGGTGAAAGTGTCACCTACTGCAACATCATCGATCCCGAACAGTGCGTCAGTCCACAGCAGAACTTTAACAGCTTCACCAGCAGCAGTAGCTTCTGTGTTGTCAGCTTTCAGTACAGAACCAATTTTCATGGTTGCAGTTTTAACCAGGTTCACTTCACGAACACAGTGACCTAGGTCAGAACTAAATACTCCACCCAGAACAAGGTGTCCAAATTCCTGGCGGTAGTTTGATAAAGAAATTCCAGTTGCCATTAATTAAATCTCCTTAGATTATTTCTGGGCTTTTTTAAGTTCAGCAGCTTTTTGACGAATCAGTTCAGAAGCAGATTTAGCAACAGGTTCTTTGTTTTCAACATCAACACCTACTTCTTTGCCAAATTCTTTCTTAACTGTTTCAACTTCTTCGCGCGCTTTTTCAAATGCGGTAACAACAGTTTCAGCAATTTCTTTGTTATCTACTAGGTATTTAACAAGTGCTTCAACTTTGTCTTCTTCAACATAGCCATAAGACTTAATTACATTGGTATAGTCTTCTTCGATACGAGCAATCTCTGCTTTACGAAGTTCTTCGGCTTCTGCCTTAGCTTTGTTGATTTCTTCCTGTGCTTTAGCTTCTGCCTCTGCACGAGCTTCAGCAGCAGCTTTTTCTACCGCTTCTGCAATCTGTGCTTTAATAAGGTCTTGCACCTCAGCAGATTTCAGGAATTCTTCTTTGTTAATATTTTCCAAAGGGGTATCTCCTTTATTTATATCGGTTGTGTTTGCAGATTCAAGATCTGCTGGATTATCCTCTGCAATCACAGAGTCTTTATTAGTACGAGCTTCGTGAGCTTTTACTAAATAATCTTTTACGTGATCAAACTTAATTGCGCTCTTAACTAAATCACCTAGAGCATCATCAATCAAGTTATCAAAGAAATCCAGGGAAACTAAAACATCACCGTCTACTACTTCATAGTCCGTTGTTTGTACTACTGGTTTTGCAACATCACCAACTTCAACAAGAAGTCCGTTAATGGTAAAATCAGTAGAGAACATTCCATAGTCAGAACAGAAAATAACAATGCCATTATCAAAATCGGCATCGACTACATAAACCCAATCCCAACCAGACTCGTATTTTTCACGAACGGCATCAGACAATGATCCCATAATTTGGTTCATATATGATTTACGTAATTCAGTAACGTCTTCACCCATTTTTTCTAGAGCTTCTAATTTAGTGAAGCTAATGTCTGGGTTGTCGCCAGATTTAAAAAGTAGAGGGGTATTAAAGCCAGAAGCAGCACCACCTTGAAAATCGAAGGTGTAAGCAATGTGTGCTCCGCAAGAATCTTCCGTAGCTTTACCCGAAAAGTCTACGTCAGCTAGATATGTATGTGCCACAATTAATCCTTCTTCACTTTACATCCTACTGCACCAATACTTAAACCTTTAAGAACGCCGTTCTTTCTTGCTTCGTACAGTTCAGGATCATAGAATTGAATTTTAACGAGTGGTGTTCCTTCAACAACAAACTCGTCACCAATATAACAATCGACTTCATTAACCCAAGCCTTAACTGGTTTAAATTTATCGGTGTTTTTGATATGACCAAGATTACCACTTACGTTAGTAATATTTGCGTTGAAGTTGTCAACCATCTTTCTGATTTCAATTTCAGACATACGTTCACCGTGGAGGTCATCGTGTTCTGGTGGACAATACATCACTTCAATCACTTGCATTTTTTCTTCGTCAAATTTATTTTGTTTGACGATAGTAGCAGGTGTTTCTTCTGGAGTGGAATTTTGTTGGGTTTGCTTTTTCTCTTTCGTTCCACTGAACGTTTTATAGAGTTCCCAAAGCGTGTCTTTATTAAGTTCCATACGGTTCCTCATAAAAACAAATATCCCATAAATCTTAGTCTACAGGATATTTGCTTATTTGTCAATACCTAAATTAAAAAATTTTTAAAAATATTTTTAATTTGCCAAATTTGCTGCCGATGTATCTAATGCAGCAGGAGATGTTGACGTTCCATTACCAGCACCAGCCGCTAAACCATCACCAGATCTTGAAGTCTTATCTGGCATAAAAGTCTCAAGGAATTCTTGGAACTTATCTGGATCAGCAACAATATCATCAGGTATTCTATAATTGAAACCTAAACGTTCGAAGAATTCATTAATTACTTCTGGCGTTAATGGTATTGCACCAGCAGCTACGATTTGTTGGATTGCCTTAGCATTAACTTCAATATCAGGATCACCGATATCATCACTAACAAATTTAGGCATATCTTCTTGAGATAAGAAAATACCATTCAAACGTAGAAGTTGGGGAATTACTTGAGTATTTAGTGCTTCTGTAATAATATCTACATCACGCTCAATAAAATGTGAAAGAAGGGTTTGTTTGTTATCTGACAAAGAATAACTACCACCTTCTCCATCACCCATAATCAGAACACCTGCACCAAATCTGTTGTAGATATCTAATTTACGTTGTTTTATTAGAGCCTGTGTATCGAATTGCTTACCACTACCCTCAACACCTTGGAATACAAGATCATACTGGCGCATAACAGTACCTTCATAAACATCAGAAGGTAACACCATATAAGATTGTTCACCTGCGTGTAAGTTAGCGATATTTGCTTGTAGAACACGTAAAGATTGTGCTTCATCCCCGCTTGGGTTTAGTGATGCCCTGTTGAGAATATCACTTGGAACCATCAACACTGGCATACCGCCTAAGTCTTTCGAAACACCAACAACTTCGTATTCTTGAATCAGAGATTTTTCACGCCAACTTCTATATACTGCAAGAAGTGGGCTTACACCTAATGGATTATTCTCTGTAATGTTGCTCCCTACGTAAATAACTTTCTCCATAGGAATTTCTTTTCTTCCTATTAGAGTAGCGTTAGTACCAGGGCTTACCATTCCATTAGTAATGTTTTGGTTTACCGTAAGAATAGTGCGACCGTCATCAGAATAAGTGAAAGGTTGTGCCAAATCAATTGTATCCTGGGGTCTAAACGCCAATTTAACAAGACGGTAATAACCAAAATACGGGCTTTTTGGATCTTCATCAAGTTCATACACCTTTTCTGCAAATGCAAACCCAAATTGCTTATATGTTAGCAAGGAGCGTACATACTGTCTTAGTGGTGCATTCATGTTGCGAAGTGTGTAGTCTACAAACTTTGCAGCACGTCTTGACTTAGCTGAACTAACATTGTATTTTATTTTAAAATCAAAGAATGCTCTATCTACAAAGATGTACGTAGCATCAAGAGCAGTAGCTACGTCAGGGTCTTCACCCATTTCTTTGTATGTTCGGATGTTTTCTGGGAAGCGAGTTTCATACGGTTGCATGAAGTTCGTAAAGGCTTTAATCGAATTAAGACCAATAGTACCTATTTCTGGTGAAAGTACCAAGTTCTTCTCTTTAGTTGCACTTTGTGTTGGAGACAGTGCAGCTTTTTCAGTTGAGCCTTTGTTCCAGTAATCCGATCTTTTAGTGTACTTACGCTTACCTGTAGACACTCAGAACCTCCGCTAATGCTGGACAAATGACTCTACCCCATTGAAGGGGTAGACATATAATGCTACTTTAACATATTTTAAATAGTTTTGTCAAGATTTATCTTCCTCTGATACTATATGGAGAAGATAAAGAGTTTCTTGATCTTCCACCCATCTTACCGTACCCTGTTAATGCATTTGTTGCAGAAGGTATTGCCACTGCTTTAAACATCTGTTCTTTCGACAAAGTATTAAAGCAAGATGCAGCAGCATCTGGAATATCATCTTTTAATGTTGCCGTAGATCTTTCTCCATTAAATGACTCCATCTCTTTATAGAAATGATCAAGAGTTTCTTTATTAGGGAAAGATTCTTCTACAATATAAACAAAACCATTTTGACAAGCACTACTAAATGGCATAAAGCGTTGTAATTTTTTCTTGTTACCAGGCATAGCATCTGGTTTAACAACAAACCCTTCAGCAATTAGTTTTTTAGCTGATTCTGTATATTCAATCAAACCAGCACCAGAAGGATCTTTTGGTAATACAACTGTAACTTCATCTCCATCAATCTTACATTGGTTTAGAATTAAATTATCTCGATCACCTGGTAGTCTTCTGAATCTACCAAAAATTTTACTACCTTCATCGTGAGCATCATAATCATAATCACCAAAAATGTAATAATTTCCATCAGAGTCTTTAGCCATTTTAACAGATGTTGTGTAGTCAGGATAACGATAAGATTCTGTTGGAACAGATACTGCTTTATCCCACGCTCGCATATATTTAAGATTGTTTGGTAAATCTTTAAACTTGATAACGTGTAACCATTCTCTGTTAAAGAAACTCTCTTCTTGTGCACGAGCAAACCAACAACCATCTAAAAGCTGTGCTCTCTTAACGGCGGTTTGAGCCTTCAAAGAAGCTAAGTATTTAGGGTTAAGTCTTATTAGTTCAGGGTTATCAAAGATAGTACCACCAATGAACACAAATGTTTGTGGTTCAATAACCACTGTTTCACCTGTGTTTGGGTTTTGCATAAAACAGTTTTCAGGATACTTTTCTTTCAACTCTTCTGCTGTTTCAGCAAATACTGGTTCATCTTGCACAATAAGAAAGTATAGCTGTTTGCCACACATATCTTCTCGTGGATAACCAGCTTCATCCAAATAAGGAAGTACCCACTTTAACACCCAACTATCTGCATCAGGGTTACAAGTACACAGCATAAAAGACGTTTCTGATTCAGAACGCATACGCCCTAACAGATATAGCATTTCATATTGTGTAAAATGTGTAAGTTCGTCAAACCCCACCATAGAATACTGTGTACCTTGATGGTTAGTTTCAGCAGTTACGTTATCATTTTCAAGATGGTCAAATTTAAGTGTACCACCTTTTGTGGCTCTGAACTCCATCTCCATAGCCTGTTCTCTTACGTGAGGCTTTAATGGTAGATAAAGTTTTTTAGCTTCAGTAAACAAACCACCAGATTTACGTAAAGCTGTTGTATTTTTACGGAAAAGAATACCACCAAACAGTGGATCTTTATATGCGTATTTAAGTGCCTTTAGAAGTAGCAGACGGCTTTTGCCGCTATTCCCAGTAACGAAGATGTGATCGCCACGTCTAAACACGACATAACTGCTTGGAGTTTCAAAGCAATATTTCTTATCATCACTTGTCATTACCTCATGAATTTTTAGGTATGTGCTAGGTTTACCTTGAATGTTAAACGGAACACGTTTACCAAAAGGATTTTCAATATATCCTCGTAATGGGTGTCCTGCTTGCTGTAGTGCAATAAGATCCCCAACAAGAATTTCAAAATGTTTTTTGGATTTTTTCTTCTTGTAGAAAACAAAGCGATGTTCCATACTTAATTCTTGGAAGACACCTACTCCGTTTGTGATGCAATACAGATTATCTTTAGCATCATACTCTACAAAAGATGGTGTAACTAATTCAAGACGTTTATTTCTTGGATTGTATTGATAAATATCCTCACCATCATATTCACTTATTTGTTTCCAACCGTCTCTTGTTAAGTATTCTGTTTCTGCTGAAACACAACCTGCCGCACCACCATAAATCATTACTTCAGGCATAAGATCCATAGCTAATGTTTGTTTGCCAGGTTGGGCTTTAACTTCAATATCTACATTTTCAAAAGATTGTTTGACAGGTTTCCTTGCCACATCTCCTCCTAATTAGAAATTATTCCTTCACTTTGTAATGTTTTAATATAGTTTTGTAAACTGATAAGTTTTATCCTATCTTTTTCCCACAAAGCGTTGTTTAAAGTTTGATTATCAACTACCTCTGATCTTGTAACTCCTTTCTTTATTTGATTAGGGGTATATAAAACAGGGGTAGATGGTTTTTCCATACTGACAGAATCAGGGGCTTTTATTTGTTGTGTTGCTACAGCTTTACACTGCTCAATCAGTAGAGGCTGGGAAGCTGTTGTTGATGATGCGCAACCCGTCATCATTAGGGCTAAAACAAGACATAGCGCCAGAAGATGTTTTCGCATAATCTATTCTCTCTTGTGTTATGTTATTACTCTTCTTATCCAGTTGTGTAAGAAGATCATTTCTTTCTTTCGTTAATGAATGAATTTTTTCATTCAATTTAGATCTTTCTGAATCTGCTTTTGCTTGTAAGATATCGAATTGCTGTTTGGCTTTAATTTGGTTTTGTTGTAATATTTGTTCTTGTTTAGCAACACCTGCATTGTAGCCTTGTGTATACACGTCATCGTGTAATTTGTTTAAACCAACATACAAACCACCAAACAGTGCTATAATAAGAACAAAATACCTAACCCATTTATTCTTCAGTAGGTTTATTAACATAGTCAGTATCATCATCTTTAAATTTTACTTTAGGCAGATTTGGTGAATTATTAACTATCTTCTTCACTACCATCGGTTGTGCATTCTCCAAAATCTCCTTCCATTGTTCTTCTGTAATCATAGTCTAACTCTTCCTCCAGATCCCATTTACGCGAATAACTGTTCTTCTTATCTCTGTGATAAGAAGCCCTATTAAAATCGTGTTTAGCTACATAGTTTCTCATTTTATAGTCCTCCTGTATTAATCATATCATAAAAACATATATAAAAGCAATAGGTATAAATAAAAAACCCCCTAACCTTTCGGAAAGGGGTGTTAATTAACAAGGAGAGGGGGAACAAAGTTCCCAAGAGAGGAGAATTAGATAACGATTTTTTGAGGGGGAGAATTTTCTGGAAGAATATCTTCTTCTTCCATAGATTCATAATGTTCTTCCAGCCATTCTTCTACTTGTTCTTTGATGATCTTAGAAGCAGTCAACTTAATATTAGCAGAAGCCTTTTCATCTACAACAAGATCTGCAATGTAACGCATAGCATCTAAATAACGACCAGCAAAAATTTCTTTTACTTGCGCCTGTGCAGCATCCATAGCATAAATCTGTTGCATTTCGGCTGTAGGTCTACCTCGACCTCTTTTCAATTTAGGCATAATATGCACCTCCTTACTTAAGGATAACATATTTTATACGTTTTGTAAAGATCTTTATTTTATAGATAATAAAAAACCTCCAAAAAGGAGGCTTTTATAAAATTCTTTATGGTCTGTTAATTACTTTAACAGTTTGTCCTTTATCATTCATTAAATATGCTGATTCAGTTTTGTGAATGAATAACACTCTGTCACCAGCAAGCACAGAAGCTACAACACCATCTTGTCTGTCGTAACCTTCCCAATGATATTGAATAATTACTTCATCTTCTAAGCAATAAAAGAATTCTTCTTCATTTACTACGAATGGTACAGTGTTATAAATTCTTACTTCCTCTTCTTGAGGAAACTTGCGAATTACTTTTAAAGTATACATGATATCTCCTGATAAGTATTTAGTAGTAGTAGTATGTTGTGCGTTAAGGAGTCGCACCCCTCCATCTCAGAAGGAACTAGGCTTGTTCTTCGAAGACACCGCTGGCACGGAGTTTGGTCGTGGTAAACGGAGTCGAACCGTTGTTTCTCGATTATGAGTCGAGTGTACTAACCATCTGTACGATACCACAATAATTGGCAGCAAGGTGAGGAATCGAACCCCCTGATCTATGGTTTGGAGCCATATTGAGTACCATACTCTTTTAAATCTACCCGGCTATGAGTTCCTTGAAGTGTCAATGTAATTTAATCATTACACCAGAAGGGAGGTATTTATTGGTAACGGGAGTAGGATTTGAACCTACGATCTCCAGCATATGAAACTGGCGAGGACGACCAGACTCCTCTATCCCGCGAAACCTGTAATAATTTGGTAGCTAAGGTGAGACTCGAACTCACAATCCCTTGGGGCAATACGTTCTAAGCGTATCGTGTATACCATTCCACCACTTAGCCATAATAAGTACACCACTGTAAGAAGCCTCAATGTGCTATTGACAGTTAACCAAGTATTCTCCTTGGATGGTGTTATCTGGTGCAGAGAGATGGTAACGATCCATCCTTTCTACCTTTTCAGGGTAGCACTAATCCGTCTCAGCTATCTCTGCAAATTTGGTCAGTGCGGCAGGACTCGAACCTGCGACCTGAAGCGTCCAAGGCTCCCACGCTACCAACTGCGCTACGCACTGTAAATATTGGCTGGAGATCTAGGAATCGAACCTAGTCATCACGACTTCAAAGGCCGTTGCCTTCCCACTAGGCTAATCTCCAATAAAACTAAAAATCACTTAAAAAGAACCGCTAGAGTTTGAAGGAGAAAACCATGAGCGAAAAGAGAAATTTTCTCTAGCGATTCCATTTAAATAATCTTGGAGCGAGTAACAGGACTTGAACCTGCACCTGGAGGGTGGAAACCTCATATGCTACCATTAACACTATACCCGCTTAACAATATTACTCTAACATATTATTAGCCCCTTTGTCAAGAGGCTTTTAATATTTATTTTAAAATAGTAGATGCACCACGTCTGTTTAGATATGCAACCGTAAAGCTCAAATCACCTATTTCTTCAGGTTCCCACTGACCTTCTAAGCCATAACAAGAACAATGATATGCGTGTACTTCATAAAACAAAGATGTTTTCATATCATAGAAATAAACGTGAGATTCGCCTTCATAATATGCACAATCATAAGTGGCAGAAAGAATTACAATGTTATCCTTATCTAACTCTACTTCATAATATCTTTCAACATCTTCAATATCATCAAAACCATCGAAAACATTGATATTAAAATATTTCTCTAACTCTTTTTCTGTCACATACACTCCTTTAGAGTTAAATTGGTGCTCCCACAAGGACTCGAACCCTGATAAGTTGCTTACAAGGCAACCGTAATAGCCGTTATACGATAGGAGCAAAATATTTGCTTGGTAGGATTTGATACCTACAATTCTAGAAAATTCTAGAGGTTTCTATTAACTCTACAAGCACTATTTGGCGATGGATCAAGGATTTGAACCTTGCTAGAACTTTCGTTCACGGATTAACAGTCCGTCGCCCAACCACTAGGCCAATCCATCTTTAATTTGGTGCAGGTAGTTGGACTCGAACCAACGAAGCCCCGAAGGGCAGGAGATTTACAGTCTCCAGCAATTGCCGCTATGCGATACCTACGTGTTTGGTACATCGTGAAGGATTCGAACCTTCGACCTTGGAGTTAAAAGCCCCTTGCTCTACCAACTAAGCTAACGATGTATAAATTATCTTTAAAATAGCCAGTGTTCGCACCACTAACTATGAGGTATCGGTAAGATGGTGGGGGCCATCTGCCGAAAGTTTACTCTATTAAAGTAAGATGGTTGCAGCCATCCTTCCAAAAAGTTACACCAAGCAACTAAGAGCAACAAGCTACATTAAAGATAACTTGGCGGTAGATGTAGGACTTGAACCTACACGCCGTTTCCGACGACAGTTTAGCAAACTGTTGTGGCTACCATTTCACCAATCTACCGTTCTTAATTATTCAAAACAACCGGAATCTTTTTGTTCTGCTTTTACCATACGAATATTCTTACCATCTTCAGATTGTTGAAGATTAGAATACTCATAAACAACTTTATTATTTACAATCTTAACTCCGGTAACAATCTGTCCAATAGTTTTATAATTCATAAAGCTCCTAAGCGAATTTGGAGGAAGATAATGGAGTCGAACCATCACCGTATCGCTACAATGGGCCAGGGTTCAAACCTGGTTGCGCACCGCTGCGCCCTACCTTCCTGTTACCATACTTTAAATCTAACATAAAACTATCTTGCTTGTCAAGTAGTTTTTAAAACTTTTTGGCCGGGGTGACAGGATTCGAACCTGCATACTCCAATTACTCGGTTAACGCCTGATTAGAAGTCAGGTGAGATACACCCCGTTTTCATAATGACTATAACAAAAAAACTAAGTAAATGTCAAGATATTTTTATTAAAAAATTACTATTTAAATCGGGAGCCTAGTTATGGAATCGAACCATATTTCGTATTTAGTTAGACAAAACGGTCTAACATATTTTTCAGGCTTTGATGGCCTCGGAATTACCAAATACCCTACTAGGCGTTGGTGCAAGTGGAGGGATTCGAACCCTCAATCATTTAAGCGTTGCATTTTAAGCACAATGTGTATCACCAATTCCACCACACTTGCATATAGGAGATGCATAGCACCTCCTTTTAAATGGTGGTTCCCCAGGGTTACAATCCCTGCCCTCGACACTTATGAGGTGTGCGCTCTCGTCAGTGAGCTATGGAACCTTGAATATTAAGCATACTGGGTCATTTCACCAGCTTCGCGTTTCTCCAGAAGAACTGCAATCAAAGCAATAGCTGCTTCTTCTTCGTGAGGAAGCCCCATTTCATCCAGAAGAGCAAGGAAGTCAATTACCAAACTTTCTGTTTTAAGGCTAACGCTACCATTTTCGTTTTCAGTAAGAACTGATTCAGGTTCAAAAATAAAGATTGCTCCACCTTTATTATCAATCAATACGTGCTTCTCAATCAATTCTTTACCATAAGTCTTTTCTGTCATAGTTTTCTCCTTTTTGTTTAACTTGTGCTTATCTTAGCAAATAACTAGCTATGTTGTCAACTAGTTTTTACAATATTTTTTCTTGATCTGTAACCTAGTGTATAACCGCATACAAAAGATACAATAGCAATAAAAACAGATAAGCCAAAAATAATTTCTGTAGACATACTGTTTCCTTAATTATGTGAAATCTAATTCCTCCTCTGGTGCTGTGTAATTTAGAAGAAGATCAGTTACACTTTGATGTTGATAAACCCTTTCGGGACTGTCGTCGAATGCCAAACTTGTACAAATCGAGCATAGATCCGACTCTTGAATATTACCATTCCTGTCTCTACGGGAATGATTAGTCAAGTGTCTGTTACAGGCTCGGCAACGAAAATAAAAATTATGTTGTTTCATAAATCCTTCGTGAAGCCCATCCAGGGCAGTTGCAGGCTCTCCTTACCTTAATCTTATCACGAAGTTTTTATTTAGTCAACCTGGATGGTTCCCATAGTACGAAGAACCTCTACATCAACACGATTGCGGATATCCGTAAATGTTTCATCACGTCCTTCTACTTGTGGTGTAATAACCGTACCATCCCTGAAGATAACTTTTAACTCATTGTCTTCATCTTGAATATCTTTAAAAGAAAGATTATCCACGAGAGAAAGTTTACCGTTTGTATCCTTAACAACCTTAATAAAACCTTTTGCAGAACGTTTACCAGGATCAGTTTTAGGCTCCTTACTTACCAAAATTTCGTGTTCACCGATGATACTACCTGTTGCTTTAACAGCAAAACCAAAAGTATCTCGTGTATTGAACTGATAAGTATAACTACCAACACCAAATACAATATTGGAAGCTGCAAAACCTTTCTTCTTCAGTCGGCGTAAGATTTCGTGTTCTCGTTCAACAGTAATAGAATCACCATAAATCATACCGATGTGCTGATCAAGAACCTTGTAGCCTTTTCGGTTGATAGTACCACCAAACACTTCCCAAAGGATTTGAATAGAACCTACTGCTTCACAATAAGGAATCTCATAAGTTTCATCAATACAATCAGCAACACTGCAATCCTGAAGAACATTGTAATACTTATTAACATCAGCCAAATGAACTACTTCAGTGGCTGTAGCAATACCATTATTTAAAAGGTCTTCATAGTTATCAAAAGATTCAACATTGTATCCTGCAACAACTTTAACCGGATCTCCTGAATCTGGACGAATAACAAGACGACCATTTCGTGACATAATGGAATCTTTCAACTCGACCAGAATGCGAGTCAAGACAGCCCAGTAGTCATAAGAATCTGCTACATATGAACAAAAACCTTCTGGAACAATTTCTTCAATATAGCGGCGAAGAAACTCTTTCTCTGCTACATAACGAAGCCCATCAACATCATCTTTAAGATGTGGGAAATGTTTCTTCAGATCTTCAACAATAGCTCCAATGTTAGTCGTTGCTACTGAATGTTCTGTTGCCGGAATAGAACCTGCAACAAACTGATCATAATCAATACTATAATAATCATGCACAGTCTCAATAGCCAGAATGTTATCTGTTCCTGTGAAAGATGCCAAATGAGCGATACCACTCTTATAACCATCTTCGATATTACTTAAACCACGTAGGCTAAAATCATGACACTGGAAGTTAACATGATCAATATTATCACACGTTGCCATCGCATATGCCATAGCAATACGCTTATACTGAAAAGCTGCTGTAGCATTAGTCATTGTCTTCCAAGTTTCATCTGACAATAGTGTTTCCACATAGTTAGTTAACCAAAAGAATTTTTCTAAAGTATTATGCACAGTAAACACAGGAACACCAATAGGACACAAAACACCTTCTGGCAGAGATCGAACTTCCAGCGGAAGATAACCTAAATCGTGCAATTCTCCCCAACATTCAGCAGAAGGAGCAGAAGCACCTAATGCATTTTTAGACATACGATAAAATTTATTTACTGCTGCACTACGAGACATTTTAAAGAAGCTATCCCACATAGTTACAAGAGCATCAGTAACTGCTCGACGAATACCTAAAACAATTACACCACGTGCTTCACGATCTGCATAGTGTGCAAAGTTTTTATCATTACGAGGAGTTAAATTAGAGAAAATGAGTTTTGTATTTTGGTTGTACATCTGCTTGTGACCAGGTTTATACCAATCAGTAGCAAAAGGTGCAAAAATATTCATAGTTATGTCTCCTTGTTTGTTAGTGTGGGAGTATCTTACTAAGCATACTCCCTATTGTCAACACTTATTATTTAAAAATTCCACACGTATGGAGATACAATTTGTTGTTGCAAATCTGACTGATTCTTAACAAGAACACCGGAATCTTCTTGGATGTTATCTTCCCACACATTAAGAGAATTAATGCAGTCAAAGTGCTCACTTAACTCTTTAAGACCTTTAGAAAAGATACCGTGTGTAACATATAACTCAATCTTACCTGCGTTACGAGCACGTAGCACTTTAGCCAATTCAATAAAAGTTCTACCGCCGTCACAGATATCATCTACGATCATCAGGTTACGCTTATTGAAATCCTGTACAGAAATGTCTGTACGAACAATAGCACCTGTTGCAGTATCTCTAACCTTCTCTGCACAGAACACATCTAAAGACATTTTCTTAGATAATTTAAATATTTTCTTAAGAGCACCACCATCAGGACTAACAAGAGCAAAATTCTCCATACGTAACTTCCACTTTAAAGTTTCGTAAGCAATCTCTTCTTGAGGTATTACACAGAGTCTGTCAAACACTGCCGGAGTAACATCACTATGTGGATCAGCAACGATAACACGTGAGAAATTTAATGAATTAATTATAGAAGCAAAGGCTTTAACTCCGAATGCTTCCCCAGGCTCACACACTCTGTCTTGTCGTGCATACGGCACATACAACATGAGTAAATCAACACAATATGGTTTATGATATAGCATATTGTCCAATGCATTCTTAGTCATAACCAAAGTCATCAAGTCTTTAGCAGATCTTCCTTCTAAAGAGAGTAAGATTCTGTCTGTAGCATGATTGAAACCTGATAGATTCGTGTCTAGTTGAACATGTTGTTCTCCACCAGAGAATGTAAAGACTTTAACGTCTACATCAGTAACATAACAGTCAACACCATGTAGAATACTAACTTTCATTGTTTATCTCCTTAGTTGAGTTAGGACTTTATGTTCTCTACTCTACATCTGTCTCTTATACACATCTCCGAGCCCACGAGACGCGTAGTAATCTCGTA